TCGTCCCAGTCCGGCTGACCGTCGATGAGGTCGTCGATCCCCCGCCGCACGGTCCCGTGCAGGTCGTCGTCCGCCCGCTCGAGCCGGGCGCGGCGCGATGCAGCGAACTCCTCGACCTTCATACCGCGACCAGGTGCCTCGTCGGGATGTCGTTCAGGTAGGTGCGCAGGAGTGAGCGATCGTGCGTGGCGCGTTGCACCAGCAGTGCCGTCGTGTACGAATCGAGCGCGCTCTTGAGGTCATCCGGGTCCACGCCCAGGTCCGCCCAGGTACAGGATGACCAGGCATCCTCGAGCAGCAGGTTCGCCTCGGCCGCGGTGATCTCCGGCATCCGCAGATACAGCGCGACCGCGTCGATCCGGTCGGAGACCTTGCCGCCGAGTCGGTTCTTGAGCCGATTGCCGGCACGCTCGAGGGCGCGGAACACCATCTGCTCGGATGCCGCGACGGTCTCCTCCGGGATGTCGTTGACCGGGTGGTCTGCGATCGACGGATCGGGCCGGGACTCGCGCATGTTGTCCTCGGCCGCGGTGACGATCTGGATGCCCAGCAGCCGGAGCGCCTGCTCGACCTGCTCGGGGGATGCCGAGCCGGAGGCGACCTTGCGGATCAGGAAGTCGCGGCGCTCCTCGTCGGTCGGGGCGTCGTTCTCGTCGAAGCCGTTCTCCCGGCGCATCGTCTCGGCCTTGAGCTCGCCGTGCTCGTAGAGCTCGATGGATTCCTTGGAGCGGTTCGGGCGCATCCGCAGCTGCGAGGTGTCCGCGCCGATGCCGAAGGTCGCGGCCTCCTCGGGATCCATCCCTTCCGCCTCGAGCACAGGGCGCAGATAGCCGATCGTCAGCGCGGAGGTGATCGCCTTGAGGAGCGGCTCGCTGTGCGCTTTGATCGCGGACTCGTCGACCTGCCAGGCGCCCCAGTGGTTGACGTCGGCGATGCCGGTGAGCACCTCGGGGGGCATGTCCATGCCGAGCGCCAGTCGGCCGATGGCCTCCTTGCGCAGCTCGATCGCCTGCGCGTCGAGCTCGGACCAGAACGTGAGGTGCTGCACCTTGTCGATGTATTCGCCGGCGACCTGCAACACGATCGGCACCAGCGCGGAGGCATCCTGGCGGTTGCCGATCGCCGTCTCCATGACGCCGATCAGCATGTTCACGAACGCCTGCGCGCCGGTCGCGGCGGGCGCCTGCGTGGCCGGGTCGCCCTCGTTCGCAGGGGGCTGCGAGGTCGGCATCGTCGGGAAGCTCATCTCGGAGGGCAGGATCAGCAGGCCGGCACCGGCCAGGCGCGAGTCGAGTTGCGCGGCGACGTGCATCGTGAGCTTGTTGATCTCGGCGAGGATCGGCAGCACCGCGCGGGTGGGGCTGTTCGCCTTCCACGGCTTGCGCGGGTGCGCGCGCCAGAGCCGCATCACCAGCGAATCGTCGTCGGTGATGTCGAGATTCAGGCCCGGCACCCGGAAGGTGTCGTTGGCCGACTTCTTGATCTCGGTCGAGGCGATGACGTGCCAGACGTCCTCGTCGCCGTCGTCGACGCCGATGACGTACGCCTCGCCGGCCACCGTGTAGTGGATGCCGAGCGATCGGAGCATCTCGCTCTGGCCTTCGGGTCCGCCGAACAGCGCGGCCATCGCATCCAGCGCAAGCTGATTGGTGGTCTCCTCGCCATTCTCGGTGGCGGTCAGGATGGCGCGCGAGAGCAGATTGCCGACCCAGTCCACGGCGTAGCGGTACTCGCCGACGGTGTCGTAGAAATCCCAGCCGACGTCCTGCCACTCTTCGCCGGTCGAGCTCTGCCCCTGCACGTTGACGCCGCGCCGAGCCTTGCCGATCGTGTAGTTCTTGGCGGCGGCGTAGACCGCCATTTGCGCCGGCTGGGCCAGAACTTCGGACCTGAAACTCGACGGTCGTGGCATCCTGCCCCCCTCGTTCCGGGAGGCACGCAGAAGCGCACCCCTTCGGGCGGCATCCTACAGCCGGGACGTGCTCGCGCGTTAGGAGTCCTCGTCGCGACCTTCGTCGAAGTGCACGTACTGGGAGACCAGATACGACAGCGCGAGCCACCCCCAGAACAGCCACCACATCCAGCCGAGCACCGGATGCAGGAAGCTGACCAGGAAGCTGACGATCATGATCAGCGTGATCCACGGACCCGCGCACCAGGGACAGGTGATGAGCTTCGCCCACGGCCCGTCCTTGGTGACGGTCTGCCACCAGACCCGCACCGCGATCGCCGGCGGATAGTCGTCGAACACCACGATGCGGGTCAGCCGAGCTGCGCCGATGATGCCGACGATGACCGCCAGGATCGCCGCCCACCAGGTGATCTCGTAGCCCTCGATCTCGATCATGTTCTGGCCCTCTCGCCGATGTAGATGTAGACCCGAGCGCCCTGCTGGTTGACCTTGTCGGTGCGCCGGTAAGCGTACTCGGCCGGCGCCGGCACGTCATCGGTGCGCGGGATCTCCTTGTCGGCCAGGCGCAGGATCGCACTCGTCGACATCCGGGCCGACGCGAACAGCCGGATCGGCTGGCTGTCGTGGGTGAACTCGGTCAGCCCGTCCATCGGGCCTCCCCGGAACTCGACCAGCACGGTCCCGTCTGCGTTGCGCGGCGGCTCGATCACGCTCGCGGCCTCTCGAGCCCCTCGTACTCGAACGCGACGTAGCCGGCACGGGTGAGCCGATCGCGACGGGTGTAGATGTGCATCATGATGCGGATCGTCGGGGAGCGCTCGCCGGTGAGCAGCTCGTCGAAGGTGGGCGGATCGAAGATCGGCGTCTCGAGCGGGATCCGGTAGCCGTAGCCGCCGGCCATCACGGTGCGCCGGTTCCCATCCCAGGGCCCACCGACGAACTCGGCCTGCACCGGGTGCTCGGTCATCTCAGTGCTCGTCCATGTGCGCGTGCGGCGGAGGCGCCGGCGGCAGCTCCTCGTTGACGAGCTCGATGTGCGAGCCCGGGAAGCCCTCGCCCTCGGGGACGATGCTGACGTTCTTGATCGTGGCGCGTCGCAGCTGACGCTCTTCGACCGGCGTCGCGTCGGCGTCGATCCAGTCCATGTTGCTCATGCTTCGACCTCCGCTCTCGGATTCTCGATCTCGGACTTCTCGAACGGGTCTGGCCCGACCCACACGGTGAGCCGGTCGGCGACGCCAGTGGCCTCGACGTCGTAGCCAGTGACGGCGGGACCGGGGTAGAACCCGATGATCGGGATGATCTCCGGCTCGTTCACGATCGCCGTCAGGAGCAGCTGGATGCGCGGGACGTGCACCGCCATCGTGGTGCCGCCCTGGCGCAACAGGATCACCGCCTCGGTCTGGATCGACTCGTTCATGAGTGGTCCAGCCACCCGGCGCGCTCGAACCCCTCGCGGAATCCCATCATGTAGCCGTTCAGCCATTGCCGACGCAGGCGATCCTCGATCGGCTCCTCAGCCATCGTCGTCTCATCGGAGCTGCGGATCTCCCAGTCGTCGGCGTCGCGCTTCTCGGCCGCGGCGATCTTCTCGCGCTCGGCCTGGCGATCGAAGAGCTCGGCAGCCTCGTGGTCGCCGGCCGCGCAGCGGTCGCGACCCTCGCGGGTGTAGTGCGCGTGCTCCTCGCCATCGACGACGGGATGCTGGGAGCGCCAGCCACCGCCGGAGGCGATCATGCTGTCGCGCATCTCCGTGGGGAGCACCATCACGCCGCGCGAGCCGGCACGGCCGCGCGCGGCGGCGATCTCCTCCTCGGAGGGCGTGCCGAACAGGATCTCCGGCCCCTGCGCGAGTGCCGCCTTGCGCCGGTCGGCGGTGTTCGGCACCTTGTGCCGGCCGGCACGCTCGTCGTCCAGCCAGTCCATCTGCTCAGTCGTCATGCCGCCAGCCCGTCTCGGATGTTCAGGCGAGCGGCTGCGCGATCGGCCTCGCGCTCGTAGGGGAAAGGGATCGGGTGCCGGCGGATGTAGTTGCCCTGGTGGTCGACCAGAGCGACATACCAGGACTCGAACGGGCCGGGGCCGGGGAAGCCCACGACGACCCAGTGGTTCATGACGCCCTCCTCGTGGTGATCGTCGCCAGCGCCCGCTGAATCTGCGAGCGCTTCTGGGGTACGATACTACGCCCCACCGGCACTCCGAGGTCAGTCTTGCTCGAGCCCTTGTAGCGCATGAGCTCGGTCGCGCACCACACCATCGCGTCGAGCCGGTTCGGGCTCTTCATCCCGGGAACCCAGGTCACGAGCTCGTCCTCGAGATCGGAGGTGACGCCGCGCATGTTGCCCTTGGCGTCCGGCTTCTGCATCTTGGAGTGGAAGCCGCGGTGCTGCTCGTACAGCGCCGCGATCGGCTCGGCGCGCAGCCGCTTGCCGTCGACGGCCTTCGCCTCGATCACCCGGCCCTCGTACCCGTGCGATCGGAGGGTGTCCTCCACCATGTCGCCGCCGTAGTTGCGCTCGACCACCATCGCGTCTGCCTGGTAGAGCTCGTACGCGGTCTTGGCCTTCGCCGCCCAGCCGGCGGGGCTGTACTTGCCGGTGAAGTCGTCCAGCACGTAGAACCCGTCGTCGATCTTCGCCGCGACGATGATGCCGGTCTCGTCGGACGCCTTGCCCTGCGATCCGGCCGGGTCGATGCCCACCACGACGCGATCCCAGGATCGGGTATTCGGGTCGATGTACTGGAAGAGCTCGGTCGACCACAGCGCGCCCTCGACATCCTCGAGCAGCTCGGCCTCGAGCTCCTGCCGGCCCTTGCGGGTGCCCATCAGCGGCTCGATGACGCGGCGGATGTAGCCGGCGTCGAGGTTGTGGATGTTGATCGAGGTCGGCACCCGCACCAGCACGGTGCCATCCTCGGCGAGCCGGTCCTTGGTCCACTGGATCGGCAGCGGCGAAGAGGTCATCACCGTCTTGGCGCCGCCGGGCAGGCCCGACTGCCGGAGCCCGAATTGGTAGTTGGACCAGACCTCTTCGATCAGGTCCATGTGGCAGGGCTCGTCGAGCCAGCCGGCACCGTGCTCCGGGCCGCGGAGCTTGTTCGGCTCCTCGGCGGAGAACCCGAACGCCTTCGCGCCGTTCTGGAAGGTGAACTCCTTGAGCGCGGGCTTCCAGTCGTAGGTCTCGCCGGCGAGCTCGCACGCGCGGATCAGCCCACCGTCGGCCTCGACCATCGTCTGCCGGAAGTCGGTAGAGGTGCGGCCGACCAGCGCGATGCGGCTGACCAGCCGGGTGATCTTGCGGGCCCAATTGCTCGCCGCGCGGGTCTTGCCGGTGCCACGGCCGGACATGTGGAACCAGTTGTCCCACCACGCCCCCGCCGGCGGGTACTGATCGGCGCGGGCGTGCGGGTAGGTGTACTCGTCGTGCGGCTCGCCGTTGCAGGTGCGGCCTCGGGCGCAGTACCAGACCTGCCGGCCGCTGGCCATCGCGGCATCGCGACGGCGCATCACCTCGGCCTGCGCCTTGGGTGAGAGCCGGCGCATCAGGTCATGCGGATCCGCGGTGCTCATCTGATCTCCCAGGGTCCGCCCATCGTGCCGTCAGGGTCGATGATCGCGTTGTTGCCGTGCGGCTCGGTGAAGCGCGGGTCCATCGCGGCGATCTTCGCGTACGGGATGTGCATGTCGTACGCGATGAACGCCATCATCGCCCGCCGGATGTAGGTGGTGGGCGAGCAGTCGCGTCGCGCCGCGGCCTCGACCAGCAGCTCGAGCAGTCCGCCGTGCGGGATCTCGATGTTCAGCCGGGAGGCGTAGCGCGACCGGCGCTTGTTGCCCACCTTCGCCGCGACCTCGCTCAGTGCGCGGTCGCGCCAGCTAGGGCTCGTCGGCCGGGGCATCGGGAATCTCCTCGACGTCGATGATGTCGGCCTCGATCGCGGGTCGGAAGCCCTCGTGCGCGAGGATCACGTCGACGATCTGGGTGTACTCGGCCTCGGTGGGCGTCACCTCGAGCCGGGTGGGCGCCTTCGCGCCGGAGATCATGGCGTGCAGCGCGAGATCCTTGCCGGCCTGATCGTGCCAGCGCAGGCGATCGGTGTTCGGGATCTTGTCGCCGGTCTCGGCATCCAGGAAGTAGGGAGCCGCGGCCATCGCGAACGAGCGCGCGATGAGCTGCTCGGCGCGCATCACCTCGACCTGGCGCATGGTTTCCCAGTCCTCGGGCGTGTGCGTGGCCGCGAGGGCGCGGTAGAAGTCGCGTTTTGCCTCCGCGGCGCTCGCGAACTCGAGCGCGCGGGCGATCTCCACGAATGGGGCGCCCATCAGCCGCATATTCACGCAGGCGAGGTCGCGCGCGGTCAGATCGGACGTGATCGCAAGGTCTCTGACGTCATAGTCGGGCGGTGGCAGCTGCGGAATGACCGTCCGGGCCTTCTTCTCGGCCTCATTCGCGCGATTCTGCCGGTCGCCGCGCTTTTTGCGGCCCCGGGGCTTGTTCACGTCGAGGAAAGTGACGTTGTCCTCGTCGTCGGGAGGCTCGGTCACTCGATATTCCGCCGTTTCGCGTTCCGGGCGAGCATGTCGCGCACGAAATCGCTCCGCGTGGCCTCGCCGCGCTGCTTATCGAGCCGTTCGAGCTCGGCAGGGGCGAGCCGGACCCGCAGATAGTGCCCGCGGGCTTGGTCGAGCTTGGGAGGGCGCCCTTTCATGGCCATACTGTACCCCGGCCGGCACCCGGAGCGCTGAGAATCAGTACGCGGACCAGCGCAGGAGCGTTCCGAGCCCGCCGGCGACCACCGTGCCGCCGGTGAGCAGGAACAGCGCCCCCACGAGCAGCCAGAATCCGAAGATCACGGCCGCGACCAGGAGCACCACGAGAGTCAGCACCCCGCAGATCTGGAAGAACCTCTCGAGCGGCGTGTCCCGCGGGTCGGGCGCAGTGGTGGGGGTGGGCAGGGTAGGCGTTTCGACGTCGTCCATATCGGTTCCTTCCGGGGATTCGAGGACTGAATCGTACCCCACTTGTCAAATCGCCTTGCCAACCGCGCCCACCCGGGATACCTTGGGCCTCGCATACGCACCTCGAGCGCGGATGTCGCACGGCTGGCAGCCGGCGCACACGGGTCAGAGCCGGAAATCGCTCATTGCCCGGTAGCGCGGGCCCGTAAGACCGTCACAGGATCACGCCACCGACGACGGTGACTGCGTCCCGGGAGACTCAACGCGAAAGCGGTCGAGCCGGGCGGTGGTGGTTACCAACGCGCATGCGTGCAGGGAAAATCGGGAGCGGACTGTCCCCCCACTGAACTTCGAGCGGAGCCGACGGAGCGCTAGCGGAGTCGGGCGCCCGAGCTCGCGATGCACACCGAGCGATCGCACCTCCGCTGGCGCTCCGGTGCTCGGGCCGGATCCGGCGTATTCCGTACCCCGCATATAGCACAGCCTGGGTATTCTGGGGTACGTATATCTCGTGGGACTAGGTCCACCCGTGCGCTAGGCATGCTGTGCCGGCTGGGCGACTCCGAACGAAACCGCGCGGGTGCGGGGGAGCGCGCGCGCGGCACGCTCCCCCGCGGGCGTCAGACGCCCGTAGCCGCTTCCGCCGCGAGCGCGCGAGCGCTAGCGCGGTCAGCGGTGGACATGGCCGCAAGCGCTGACTTGACCGCTTCCGTGGCCGCGTCACGCTTGACCGCGAGCGCGTCAGCGTTCCGCGTGTCGCGGGCGTGCTCCCGCTCCGCTTCCGCGTGCTCCCGCTCCGCTTCCGTCAGCGCTCGCGTGGCCGCGGGCGTGGCCGCGAAACCGCGGAGCGTTCCATCCGCGAGCGCGGCCACGCTGACCGTGACGCCCGCTCCCGCGAGCGGAGCGAACGACGGATACTTGACCGCGAGCGCGGCCACGTGCTCCGCGGTCAGCTTGACCGTGACGCCCGCCGCGAGCGTGACGCCCGCGAGCGTGGCCGCGGCGGACATAGCCGCGGTTCCGATAGCCGCCGGGCGTGCCGCGTGCCGCGCGCGGTTGACCGCGGAGCGGGTGCGAGCGACCCACGCGAGCGACTCCGCCACGCGGCGGCGGGCGTCGCTGACGTTCCCGCGGAGCATGTCGCGGCGGGTGATGAGCGCGGCCACGCGGCGGAGCGCGGCGGGCGTGGCTGACTTGCGAGCGGCTGACTTGACTGACTGACCCATGATGGATCCTTTCCGGGTTGTGCTCCGCGGGTGCGGAGCGGGTGAGATACCCACGATAGGGCATAAGCGGCCATAGTGCAACTTGACCGCGGAGCGCTCGCGGCACGCTCGCGGCACGCTCGCGGGTGCGAGCGCTCGCGGGTGCGCACCCGCTCGCGCGCGCGCTGCGCGTACGCGCGCTGCGCATGCGTGCGCCTCACGCGCACGCGGGCAGGCGCCCGGCCGCGCGAGGCCGGCACCCGAGCTGCGGGAACCCGCGCGGGTGAGTGGCCGGCCGGCCGCGTGCGTCGCGCGCCCGCGCGGTCAATCAACGATCAACGAGCGCGGGCGCGTCAACGAGCGCACACGAAAGGCCCGCCGGTCAACGACCGACGGGCCTCGCGCGGGTGAGCGTTACGCGCTTGCGTTCGCGTGAGCCTCGACGTCGGCGACCATCACCGCGACCTGCGCCTGCGCGGCCTCGCGGAACGCCCGCGCCATCGCGGTGTCGGCCTCGGCCTTGGCCGCACGCACGACGTCCGCGGGCGTGCCCGGAACGTAGGGCTCCGTCGCCATGCCGACGCGACCGCTCGGCTCGGGCGTGGGCTCGGCCTTGCGCACGCGCTTGCCCTTGACGTTCGCCGCGACCTTCGCCGCGCGCTCGGCCGTGGCCTTGCGCTCACGCTCGGGAGTCGCCGAGATCGGCGTCTCGAGCGCGCGCTCGCTCCACTCGCGGGCGAGAACCTCGAACATCTCGTCGAGGGTCGTCGTGATCACGAGCCCGTCGCGCACCTTCGCACGCAACGCCCGGATGAGATCCGGCGTCGTGGCCTCGGCCAGCGACTTGACCTTCGCGGGCCCGGGCTTGGGCGTGCTCGCGGGGGTGAGGTGCTGCCCCGTCTCGACGCTTCCCGCGAGCGGGTCCGGCCCGCTCTCCGGCGTGCGCGGGGTGACCGGGCCGGAACCCTTGTCGCCGCCCTCGTTCGCCTTGCGCTCGGCCTCGCTCTCGCGCTTGTCGCCAGCCGTGCGCGCCTTGCGCTCGGCCTTGGTCTCGCCCTTCTGGGCTTCCTTCGCGCTCTCGTCGTGCGACTGCATGGCCGCGCGCCCGTCGGGAGTGTCAACCACCGTCGACGCCACGCGGGTGCCCTTGCGACGCGCGTTCGCGGCCTTCGTCGTGGCGATCTCGGCGTCGGCGATCGAGATCATCGCGCTCTCACGTGTGCGCTTGCGCGCCGCGGCCTGGCAGGTCGCTTCGAGTCCGGCCTTCGCGCCCCCGTCGGCGACCTGCGCACGGGCGATCGTGACGAGACACTCGAAGATCAACGTCTCGTCGGCCTTCGAGAACCCCTTGCCCGCGAGGGTGCTCTCGTACGTGCGAGCGACGAGCATCGCGGTGTCCATCGACGTCGCGCCGAACCCCGCGGGGACGAGCGCCTTCGCGTCGGCGTAGAGCTCGAAGATCTTCTCGGCGATCTCGGCGACCGAGAACCCCGTGTAGGCGAGCATGTGACGCACACGCGGGGCGAGCAGCTTGCGGTCACCGAAGTCGGCGACGATGCTCTTTGCGCGGGTGAGCGTCATGCGGGGGGACGTGCTGGTGGTGCTGGTCTTGCTAGCCATGATCGGCCCTTTCGTGCGAGCGGGTGCTCGCTCTCGTGTCACGCTCGCCCCTCGTGGGGCGAGTCGGGCTTTCGGCGAAACCGAAGCCGTCTCCGACGGTACACCGTGGCCTAAGTCTTGTCAAGCCCTAGTGCGGGCAGGTGTTACGACACCTGCACCTAGCGCGTGATAGACCCCGGATTCCCGAACGTTCGGGAATGCTGCGAGCCTCGCGTGACGTGTCGCGCACATCACCCGCCTGCCCTCGCGCGAGGCCGGCATGCCGGCTCCGCTCCCGAACGTTCGGGAACCGTGGCCCCTCACGCGCTAGGCGCAGGCATGCCCGCGTCGCCTTGACGTAAGGCGACGGCGGCCCTAGGCTTTAGCCATGACAAATCACCTCGACAGCCCAGCCACGCTGGGCGCAGGAGCGCAAGCGCCTGCACACCTGCCCACGATCGAGCGCCTGCGCGCCCTCGAGCGCGACCTCTGGTTCGCGATGCCGCGGTACACCGACCGCGAGAACATGAGCGCGAGCGAGAGCGCACGTGAGCGCGCGCTCGATCACCGGATCTTCGGCCACGTGGCGCCCGCGCTCGACGTGCTGAACAACCTCATGCACGGGCGCGCGGGCCAGGGCCAGCCCGCGTGTGACTGCGGTGAATGGCCGCAGCTCAACGCGATCGCGGCCATCGTGCCGGGCGAGCGCGAGCACACGCCCACGTTCGCAGACTTCGGAGACTTCGAGTGAGCGCGCTCAGGCGCCCGAGCCTGTGGGCACGCAAGCGCGAGGAGCGACTCTCCGCCCTGATCGAGCACCTGCTCGATCTCGCCGCGAGCACGCCCGACCCCGCCCGCGCGCACGTGCTCGACCGCCGAGTCTCGTCGGTGTTCGCCACGTACGACGCGCACGTGGCCCGGCACATGCCCGCGTGGAGCCCCTCGTGAGCGCGTCGCGCTGCGTGCGCCTGCGTACGCTCGCGAGCGTGCTCGAGGGCGCGCTCGCCTACGCGCTCGCGGCCGGCGACCGACGCTGGTGGCGCACGCTCGCCCGCCGGCACGCGCGCGTCACGCGAGAGCTCGCCAGGTGCGTGTGACTATGGCACGCGAGCACCTACCCGCCCGCATGGGATCAACAAACGAACCGACCTGGGAGTCAACAAAGATGAGCCCTTCCGCGCCCAAGCGCACGACGTACGTGCGCCCCTTCCGCATCCGCTGGGATCGCATCGCAGCTGCTCTCGTGCTCGGGCTCGTGCTCGCCGCGCTCGCATGGTGGTGGCTGACGATCGCCTCTGAGGTCAACGAAGATCCGTACGCCGGCGTGCCCCGATGCACCGACGCGATCGCGGATGCCGGCGGCATCTGCCACGGCGAGCCCCTGCCCCCGTGCCCGACCGAGGACTCACACGACTGCTACTGGGACGCGCGCACGATGGGCAACGGCACGGGCCGGAGCTTCATCGACGAGGGTGGTTCCCAAACGTTCGGGAATCCCTGACCCTCACGTGATGCGCACTTGCGCATGGCGTGCGGCACGTGTGTACAGGCGGGCAGCCGGCACACGTGGCCTTGACATAAGCCCTGCCCAACCCTAGGCTTGCACTAGCAAGTTGATCCCCGGAAAGGACACTCACATGACCGCCACTACCACCTGCACCCGCGGGTACACCAACGTCCCGCCGTACGAAACGGCCCCGCTCGCGCAGGTCAAGCCCTCCGCGAAGTACGCCTACGCCACCCGCCCCGCGGGCACCGCGCCCGCCGTCGAGCGGGCCTACGCCTCGATCAACGAGGCCCGGCGCCAGCGCGAACTCGCCCGCCGTCGCAACGAGTGGGTCTCTCACCTGCTCGAGCGCGTCGGCCCCCGCGAGTGGGTGCCCGTGAACCCCAAGCTCCGCGTCATGTACGCCATCCCCACGCCCGCCAACGCCTGACCCCGGAAGGAACAGACCATGCGTTACACCATCATCATCGACGACCTCGCGCTGCCGCGTGCCACGTACGCCGGCGCGGACACGCTCGAGCAGGCCAAGCAGGAGCTCCGCATCCACCTGGCCGCGCACCCGAAGTCAACGAACGTCGTCGCCGAGGTCGCCGAACCGGGCGACCAGCACCCGCGCTGGGTGCTCGTCGCGACCGCCCGCAAGGGCATCCGGTCTATTGCCGGAGCAACCCGTACCCCCGAGGGCATGCTCGTCATGCCCACCCCCGAGCTCGCACCCGCGAGCGTCTGACAAGGAGCAAGAGATGACCACTGTGATCAAGGCCGGAACCGCGGCCGACTTCCTGGGCATGGTGCCCGCCCTGCTGGGCTACGTGCCCACCGAATCCGTCGTGCTCGTGCTCTTCGAGGGCGCGCGCAGTGTCGGTGCCATGCGTGTCGACGTGCCGACGCAGGGCATGGACCTCAACGAATACGCGAGCACGCTCACGGGCTACACCGTGCGCAAGGCGGGCGCCGACGGGGTGGCGGCGATCGTCTACACCTCACGCCCGCACGACGAGCGAGCGCTCGCCGTGCTCAACGCCCTGCTCGTCCGGCTGAACGACCACGGGATGCGCGCAGTCGACCTGCTCTACGTGGCCGGCGATGGCTGGGGCTCGCTCATGCAGGGCGGCGCACCGCACCCGCACGAGGAGATCGCTCCGCACCCGGATGCCCCGCCCGTGCAGGCCGGCGATCAGGCCGCGAGCGCGAAGCTCCCGACCATCAACGAGCAGTACGCCGCCGACGTGATGAGCTACGTGGGCACGTGGGCACCCGACGAGGCGACCGAGCTGCTCGACCTGTTCGAGCTCGTCACCAAGGACGGGCGGATGCTCGCCCACCATGCCGGCCGGGTCATCGACGCGCTCGACAAGCCCGCGCTCCGAGACATTGGACTGGTGCAGTGGACCGGCGACTACGCCCGAGGCGAGCTCGCGCTTGAGGCGCAGCTCGCGTGGGAAGAGGGCGTCGAGTACCCCGCTGACCTGGCGATGGTGATGTGGGGCGAGGGTCCGCAGCCGGACGTCGCACGCCTCGAGCATGTGCGTGCCACCATGCGTGAGCTCGCCGCGATCTGCCCCACCTCCGGTGTGCTGGCGACGCTGGCGTGGATCTCGTGGGCATTCGGTCGCTCGACCGAGGCCGACGCCTACGCAGAGATGGCGCTCAAGGCGAACCCCGAGCACGGGCTGGCCGAGATCGTGCGCTCGTTCGTGAACGCCGGCCACCTCCCGCAGTGGGCGTTCGAGGCCAAGCATGCGTAGCAAGAGCGGGTGGCTGTCGCCCGCCGCCCTGCGTGACGGACTGATCGAGGAGTGGGCGATCGACATGGGCGAGGCGCGTGGTGTCACCACTCGCCATCGCATCACGCTCGGCTACGCCGGCTTCGGGAGCGAGCCGCACCAGTGGGTCGTCACGCGCTGGCGCTTCGAGGGTGAGGCCAAGGTCGAGGAGCACAAGTGGTGGTTCGTCAAACTCAACGAGGCGCGCGATGTGTGGAAGCGGCAGGTGCAGCGCACGGCCACGTGAGCAGGCGTCGCGCGACTGCTTGACATAGGGTTGCCCTAGTGCCAGGCTGGATCTAGTCAACGAGATTCCCGAACGTTCGGGAATCGAACTCCCCGGAAGGAGCCACGCCAATGCTGCGTGCAATCACACCCGAGCGCGAGGCGCTCATCATCCTGTCCCACCTGACCGAGCCCGGCGATCACGAGGCCGCGCACCTGGCTCACGCCGTCGGCCCGGTCACGGCGGTGGACATGCTCGTGCACGAGCGGATCGCCATCCCCTCGGAGGCGCACGCCGCGCTCGTCCGTCGCACCAAGCCGCGCTTCCGAGCCGGCATCGTGACCGAGGTGCTCACCCTGTGCGAGCGCTCGAACATCGACGTGCTCATCCCGAGCGACCCGGAGTGGCCGACCGAGCAGTTCGCCACGATGGGCGACCAGGCACCGCACGTGCTGTACGTGCGAGGCAACGCCTGGGCGCTGGCGATGGAGCGACAGCATCGCGTCGCCATCGTCGGGGCACGAGCGGCCACCAGCTACGGCGAGCACGTCACGGGCGAGCTCGTCGCCGATCTGGTGAAGGACCACGTGATCGTCAGTGGTGCCGCGTATGGCATCGACGGTGCCGCGCACCGGATGGCGCTCGCGGCCGGCGGTCAGACCGTGGCGTTCCTCGCCGGCGGAGTCGACCGCCCGTACCCTGCCGGCCACGCCAACATGATCGAGAGGATCGCGGCATCCGGCGCCGTCGTGAGCGAGGTGCCGCCCGGCAGTGCGCCTACCAAGTGGCGGTTCCTGCAGCGCAACCGCCTGATCGCCGCGCTCGGCGACGCCTCGATCGTGGTCGAGGCGGGCTGGCGCAGTGGATCTCTCAACGAAGCCGGGCACGCCCGTGCGTTCGGCCGTCCGGTCGGCGCCGTGCCTGGTCCCATCACGTCCGCGGCAAGCGGCGGCACGCACCGTCTCATCCAGGAGTTCGGTGCTCACCTCATCACGAGCGCGGCAGATGTCCGCGCTCTCACCATTGGAGAACAGTCATGACCGACACCACCCTCACGCAGCTCGCGCTCGTCCAGCCCGGCACCAAGATCCTGTTCAACGCACAGGAGTACGTCGTGGTCGAGCACGCCCGCACCCGCACCAAGATCAGCCGGACCAGCGACGGCAAGATGTTCGTGCTCTCGATGAACGCGAGGGTCGCCGAGGTCGGGCGGGACAACGACGCGCTGGCCGCGGCGCTCGCCGCCCGCGAGGAGCGGATGGCCGCTCGCAACGGTGCCGCGTACACCGCTCGCCCCACCCTGACGGTCGGCACCAAGGTGCGCTTCGCCGACACCGCGCAGACCCGCAAGGCCGGCATCGCCGGCGAGGAGTCGGTCATCGTCCGGGTCAACACCAAGACCTACGGGCTGGCGAACGGCTACCGCGTGACGCCCGGGCTGGTGGAGGAGATCAAGTGAAGATCCACTCCGACATCCTGACGACGCGCGACGTGTACGCCGCGACCAGCGCGGCCGGCATGCGCGGCGTCACCGCCGAGCGGCTGGAAGAACACGGCTCGCGCTCCCGCGCTCGCTCGTTCGACGTCACGCTCCGGGGCAACTCGACCCGCAAGCCGAACCCTGGCACCGGCGGGCGGTACTTCGACGAGGGTGAGTACGCCGCCACGTGGGACGAGTGGGGCATGTTCATCCACGCGCTCTACGAGGCGGACCCGAAGGCCCTGATCGGGGACTACGGCCCGCGCCACGTCTTCGAGCAGGCCACCCGCCTGCGCTTCGAGGAGCTCACCGCCAAGGACGCCTGCCGCAACCACGTGTGGAAGAGCGGTGGCCCGATGATGCGCGAGTGCAAGAGGTGCCAGGCCCTGCACGACTACGGCCCCATCCACGAGCAGTACCGAGCGAAGGCGAAGGCAGCATGACCGCGTACGCAGACGAGCCCTCAACCGACGGGCTCAACCACCTGCAAGCCACGGCCCTCGCAGCTGCGCCCGGCGCGAGCCTGCTCTACACCCGCATGGAGGTGATCAACGCGATCACCATGCGGCGCAGGGTCTACGCCCTGACCCGCGACCACAAGGAGATCGTGCGCCTGCACACCCGCGAGGCATTCGCCAAGCGGGAGTGGGCCGGCTACTGGGTCGGGGCCACGTCGGTCCCGGTCGTGCGGCGATGACCGCCGACGACATCGCCCGCGACCTCATGGTCAACGGCTTGCAGGACACCATCGAGGACGCGCTCCGCTCGGCCGCGAAGCAGGGCGAGGCGCTGATTCAGGGCAAGTGCGACGAGTTGGTCAAGCGTTACGACAACGCCTGCGCCGAGTACAAGCTCGCCATCGAAGAGGGCAACTACGAGGTCAAGGCGTACGAGGTCTACGAGGACGCGCTCATGGATCTCGTGCACGAGTTCGCCGCCGCAGTAGGGAGTGACGAAGCATGAGCACAACGAACATCGGCATCATGGTGCCGGCCGACCTCGATCGCGAGGCCGGGCCGGTGTACTCCGCGTACCGCTCCGACACCGGCATGGAGTACGAGCTCTTCGAGTGCGCCGATGGCGTGGGCGCGCTCATCGGGTCGAACCACGAGGACGTCGGGCTCGTCACGTGGTGGCGCACCGGCTCGCTCGAAGAGGGCACCGAGTGGATCGACGCGCAGCTCGTCGACGAGGAGGCGGACACCGCGCTCGCGATCGACGGCGTGGTCATCGCACAGTCGAGGACGGTGGACCTGTGACCGAGCCCACCTGCAAGGGCACCGACCGCATCGTCTCGGCCGAGCGGATCAAGCGCGCGATCTTCACGACCGAGTGGCGGACCTGGTGCCCGCACTGCCTCAAGAGCGCGCCCTTCCGGCGCGCCGAGGTCAAGCCCGGCGGCGGCTACGCCCGTCGCTACGACCCACATCCGCCGGCGCAGGTGGATGTTCCACGTGAAACATCCGAGGAGGACGAGTGACCATCAACGAACGAGCGGCCGAGCTGCGCGCCGCGATCGACACGTACGACGCCGGCAACCCGCCGGTGAACAAGGCCGGCGCACTGTTGCCCGGCGCCAAGGCCGAGATCGTGGCGGTCGACCCCGTGATCGAGGCGGCGAACGCCCTGCTCGGTCTGCTCGGCCAGCCCGAGTCCGTCGACCCGGAGTTCCGCGAGCAGATCATCGAGGTCATCGAGGGCACGTTCGAGGCGGCGGACGGGGACAGCAACGACCACGAGATCGAGCTCTTGCAGGACGCCCGCGACCTGCTGGCGCAGGTCATCCACTACCAGCACGAGGAGGAGCAGTGAGCAGTCACATCGAATGGGTCCATGCCCGCCACGTACAGGTGGCCGGCATCGCCGAGCCCGGCGAGTTCGACAACGACAGCGACCAGAACGAGGTCGGGTGCGTCACGATCACCGACGAGAACGGCGACGGCATCTGCATCGAGGGCCGGCCGGAGGATCTGATCGAGTTCGCGAAGCGTGTCGTGATCGCGGCGAACACCGTCGCATCCGACACCAACGCGAGCGCGAAGCTGCGCTCGCTGTACGGCATCACCGATCCCCTCGATCGGGAGCCGAGCCAGATCCATGAAGAGATGGGCAGGCAGGTGCTGGACGACCAGTACTTCGAGCCCGAGTACAACGACGGAGGCATGCAATGACACGACCAGAAACCCACGCGGACCTGACCGAGTACGAGCGCCAGGGAGAGACGATCTTCTCCTGGCAGTACGGACTCGACAAGCTCCCGAGCGTCCAGCACCACATCGTGCAGGCGAAGATCACCGCGCTCAAGCTCGGCCTCGAGGTGGCGCAGACCGAGGTGCGCACCGTGCTCACCACCAAGGAGCTCGACGCGAAGCTCGCCGAGAACCAGGAGAAGTGGGATCTCGGCATGGTCACGTACGACCAGCTGCTCAACCGCGCCGTCGAGTACGGTGACCTCGACTGGCAGGCCCGCAACGCGGCCACGTTCTACGCCAACCGTGAGGATCTCACGCACCCCTCGAAGATCTTCGAGGAGGCGGACGCCTGATGGGTGCCGACATGACGATCGCGGTCTGCCGCGACGTGCACTACTCCAAGCCGGCACAGCGCTGGATCAAAGAGCGGCCGATCGACCCGCCCAACCACGGGCTCGCGATGCAGAGGTCGGCGGCGCTGACCACCCTGCTCGCCGAGGCGCGCATCCTCGCTCTCGATCCGGTGCCGGACAACTACGAGGATCTGTTCTTCTGGCACCCGACGTTCTACGACCGGGCGGAGGAGACGACCGAGCCGACGTTCACCGACGACGAGGTGCGCGAGATGATCCGCGACGGCGTGGCCAAGGTGTTCGAGTACTGGCGCGACACGACCACGCTCGTGCTCGACGACAAGTGGTACATCGCCACCGGCGGGCTGTCGTGGGGTGATCCGCCCACCGAGTGCTACGACCCGGTGTGCATGATGGACGCGATCAGCCTGTTCGACAAGCCGATCACCGTGGCCGAGCTGCGCGTGGCATGGGCGCAGCTGCCCGACGAGCTGCGGGTGCCGGCGTCATGACCGAGCCCCGACTGTGCGAGGCCGTGGTCATTCGCGAGACCCGCACCGACCCTGCTGAATACTGCGAGGAGGAGGCCCAGGAGGGCTCCGACTTCTGCGTTCGGCACGACCCCGAGGAAGCGCCCGAGCGCGACCCCGAACCGTTCGATCGGGACTGGCCCGACGAGCACAGCGACCGTCTCTGACGGTCACCATCCCGGAAGGAATCAACAAGCATGGGCACACGAGGATTCTGGGGCGTCCGCGACAACGGCCGTCTCCGCACCACGTACAACCACTTCGACAGCTACCCGACTGGGCTCGGCGTGAGCATGGTCGAGTTCATCCAGGGCACGGACATGTCCACGCTCGGCGCCAAGGTGTTCGACCTGACGCTGGTCGAGGAGCAGGACAGCCCCACCCCCGAGCAGATGGAGGCGCTGGTCAAGGCCGGCACCTGGGAGAACGTCTCGACCGGCGGTGACTGGTACTCCGCACTGCGGGGCACGCAGGGCGAGCCGGAGAAGATGATCGAGTCCGGGTTCTGGATGGGCCAGGGCTTCGACCCGACGCAGGCCAGCGACTCCTGGCTCGAATGGGGATACCTCATCGACCTCGACGCCGGCGAGCTGCTCGTCTACGACATCGCGTACGAGAAGGATCCGGTCATCCGCCGGCGCATCCCGTTCGCCGATCTCGTGGGCGTCAACGCCAACGAGATCATGAGCGCGATAGAGAGCGAGGACTGACGTGGGATCGCACTCTTTCGAGGACGTCTACCACGGCCCGCTCTCGGTGAAGGAGGCGTACTCCGAGCTCGTCGAGCAGGCGCGCCTCGAGTACGGGCACGACCCGTACAACGGCACCATCTCCACGACCGGCGGTGTGCACCTGGTGCAGACCCAGCCGGTCACGCACGAGGAGGCGGTGAAGCTGGCGGAGACCCGCATCGACAAGCTCTCCAAGTGGGAGCAGTGCGAGGCGATCCCGCTCGTGGTGCAGACGCCGGCCGAGTACGTGACGCTGGCTGACACCGAGGTCGGGCTCGTGGTCTCGGGCGCCGTCTACAACGACCCGGCCCTGCTGCAACAGGCTGCGCGCAAGGCGCTCCGCCTGGGCAACGGCGTGGAGATCACCGAGTGCTCACTCAAGATCGAGCGCCCGTCGTTCAACCGGGTCGCCAGGGTGGACAAGCGCGTCGTCGCGGAGGTTCCGAAGGAGCCTGCCGAGACGAGGTACTTCATCCTCACGGGCGTCGGCAAGATCCGCGGGGACGACCTCGACTGGGAGAAGGGTCACCCCACTCAGGCGGCGGCACGGGCCGCGCTCGAGACGGTGCTGCGGTACGACTACCACGGCATCCCGGATGTGCAGGCAGAGATCGTCGGACTGGTCCGGCGAGCATCGGGCGCACCGCTGGTCAAGGCCACGGTCAGCGCGAAGAAGATCACCGGCACGTTCGTCGTCAAGACGCGCCGGGAAATCAAGGCGGCAACCGTCGGCACGGAGCGTGCCGGCTACTACTTCTACGGATGGGCGGCAAGCTGATGGGCGCAGATATTCACTCGATGGTCGAGGTCAAGCAGGACAGGTGGGAGAGCGAGCGGCAGTGGGATGTGCCCGGCCTGCCGTGGACGATCGGCGCACCGAGCTCGCGCTGGGTCGAGATGGAGGACGAGATCTTCCCGCTCTCAAGCTGGCGCGGCGAGGGGTTCGGCAAGATCCCGCTCGACGACCGGAACTACACGCTGTTCGCGTTGCTCGCCGACGTGCGCAACGGCCGAGGCTTTGCCGGCGTCAAGACCGGCGACCGGATCCAGCCGCTCGCCGAGCCGAGGGGCGTGCCGACCGACGCCAGCTACGCCTGGCTCGCCGTGGTCGACGGCTGGGGACCGGACATGCACAGCCACACCTGGTTCACGCTGGCCGAGCTGCTCGAGCACCCGCTGTTCAACCAGCGGCTCGTCCGCACCGGCGCGATCACCTCGCTTGAGTACGAGCGGATCAAGCGCGAGGGCGGGATGCCGAAGAGTTGGGCAGGCGGAGTCGGCGGCGCCGGCATCCGCACCGTGAGCGTCGACGAGTACGAGGCCGGCGAGCGCGGCACCCCGTACACCCAGGAGGAGGTCGACCGCATGCGGGTGGCCTGGCGAGAGGGTGCGGCCAAGCGCGGCGAGTCGATCGAGGACGTTGACAAGCGGCTCGACGATCACATCGCCGAGGGTCGCACGTACGTGCAGTACGTGTGGGAAGACTCCCTGCCCGACGCGATCACCGAGCTCACCGACGCGATCGAAGCGCTCAAGCGCTGGGCCGAGGACCGTCCGCCCAAGGGCAAGACGAACCACAAGGACGAGCCGGTCGACGACAGCCCCGGCTGGTACGGGCACGGCACCATCCCGCACGAGAACATCCGCATCGTGATGGGCTTCGATAACTAAGGTTGCGCTAGGGCCACCCTTGGATTAGGGTGGCCCTAGCAATTCCCGAACGTTCGGGAATCAGATCCCCGGAAAGGATTCAGCATGGGCACATACACGGTCATCACGATCACCGGCCCGAACGAAGATCTCGCGCGCGTCAAGCTGCACAAGCTCCCCGACTTCGAGGGCTGGGACGGCGGCGAGTGGGAGCTCGTCACCACGCAGGCGCGCAGAGTGATCGACAAGCAAGAGGGCAACGTGATCCTCGAGCAGCACTACGAGCACGACCCGATCCCCGAGCACACGATCCTCAACTCCTTCAACACCAAGTGGACGCCCGAGGGTGTCGCCGAGTGGGCAGTGAAGTTCACCGCCAAGCGGCCGACCTTGCAGGTGGTCGTCCGTGAGGAGTGGGACAACCGCGACGCCGACGAACCGGGCATCGACGAGTGCGTCTACCGTGCCGGCGACTGGGTGCGCGAGGAGTCGAAGATCAACGGCGAGGTGCCGTACAACCTGGTCGAGATGCTCGACGCGGCCAAGTTCGCACTCACCGTGAACGACCCGGTGCCGGCCCGGATGGCACTGCAAGCGCTGATCAAGGGGCTGTCGTGACCGACGGGATGATCGTCGACCCGACCAACCCCGAGAAGGCGATCGCGGTCGCGACCGGGAACATGGCGACGCCGGTCTACCTGGCCGACGAGACCGAGTTGACCGGGTGGAAGCTCGTCGGGTTCGGCGACCCGGCCACCATGTTCGACGCCGAGCACCCGCCGACGGAGGAGGAATCGTGAGTGTCACCAAGACCACATGCCTGCATGGCATCGCCATCGCCATGAGTGACGGCATGATCTACCCGCTCACGCCCTGCCACCAGGCATCCGGCAAGGGTTCCGAGGTTCCGACCGGGGTGGTCTGCCGCTCCTGCTACGAGGAGGTCGACCCGCTGTACGGCGACTGCGACGTGGCGTACGAGACGACCCGGCTGGCGGCGTGGCTGAATGAGCAGGGCTGCCCGACACCGGACGCCTGCAAGAGCATCGTGCTCGGCCGGCTGGTGGTGCAGGCATGACCGCCGAGGTGGTCCCGAGCCCGAACGGCTGGCGGGTGACCTGCGCCCAGCACGGGCAGATCGGCACGGCCTCCACCGAGGGTGCCCACCAGGTCAGCGTCGCGAAGGCGCACAACAACCAGGAGCACTGGGCCGAGGTGCGCGAGAAGCTGATCAGCGAGAGCGGTCAGCCCAAGCTCCGCTCGGTCTACCGCTCGGTGTGCAACGACTGCCACATCATCGAGGACGACTGGGCCACGCCGTCGAGCGCCGCCCGCCAGGCCCGCACGCACAACGGCACCGTGCACGGTTACTGGGGCGACGTGCGCATGAAGATCAACGAACGAAAGGACAATCCCATGAGGGACAGCAAGACCGTCGACACTGCCATCGAGCTCGCCGAGGCGCGGCTCGCCGCACTGCTTGACGAGCGCGAGCAGCTGCGCAAGCTGCCGGCCGAGCCCCCGATCAACGGCACCGTCGTGACGTTCCGGGTGCGCTACAGCGAGCACGACTCCACCCGCTACAGCTACGCCGCGATCAAGGCGAGGGGCGCCTGGTTCCTCACCGGCATGGTCACCAGCGGCAAGTCATGGGCGGAGATCCTCGAGCTCGCGGGGCAGGACGCCGACGTGATGGACGGCCAGCGCCGGCTCTCGTTCGAGATGTTCGTGCCCGGCAGTGGCACTCCGATCAAAGCCGAGAAGTGATGCACCAGCCGTTCACGCTCACGGTCGGGAGCGTCACGATCAACGCGCTCCCGACCACCTGCCCACGGTGCGGCAAGGGGACCGGGGAGTTCTGCGGTCACTGGGCGCGCATGGAGCAGGCCGTGCGTGAACGGCTGGCCGTCGCCGCCGACCGGCGGGAGCGCTCCAACCTGAGCGCATTGCTCGAGGGGATGTCGCGCAACCAGGCTGCGCTCGCGGCATCCGGCGAGCACGACATCGAGAACCTGGCGCAAGGCGCCAGGCGGATGCCGACGTGGCGACAGTCGCCACGCCTGCACGTTCGTCACGTGAGCGGAGATCACAAGTGAGCCCCGACCGTTCGCAGATCCGTGTCGAGCTCGACATGGACGAGCTCGTCGCCAGCTACGTGTTCGCCACCCGCCGGGATCAGATCGACGACGGCGGCGCCAAGGGGATCTGGAACGGGTTCGGGCAGTTCGTCGTCCGGGTCAACGGCCACCCCGTGCTGGCGGTCACGCTGCGTGAGGACAAGCAGGGGCGCGTCGTGCTCGAGACTCAACAGGTCGACGACCGAGGGCCGTTCGGCATGGCAACCCACATCGAGCTCGAGCGTGACGGCAAGGTGCCGGCTCGGACGGAGAGGACACAATGACCACCATCGCTGTGCACACCATCACTGCGAACAACGCCGCGCACGTGCTGCACGTGACCGGCTACGAGGGAGGCATGGAGCCCGGCGGCTTCACGACCAAGCTCATCGAGGCCGCGCTGGTCGCCGACCTCGGCAACCTCGAGCGGCTGGGTCGCGGGTTCGAGGGGCTGATCGCCGCGGTGCAGGTCTACAAGACCCTGCCCAACGGCGTCGACATCCTGCGAGAGATCGCGACCTGATGCCGAAGCCGTACCCGTGGGCACGACTGATCGCCGAGCTGCGCAGGCAGCCCGGCCAGTGGCGCCTGTTCCCAGAGATGACGGGCCGGCCGTTGACTCTGGTGAACCGGGTGCGGCGTCGGAACGCAAGGGCTCTGCGCCTGCCGGACGGCAAGCTCTACGCCCGACGCGGAGCGCACCTCGCGCACCGTGACGACGCAGTCATCACGGACGTGTGGCTGTGCTTCATCCCCAACGAAAGAGAGAGTGACGATGGCCGAGAGAGCGGCTAGCCAGACCGAGATCGACAGCATCCGCACGGTGTACCTGTCGCCGAGCGACCACGAATCCCTGCATGCGTTCGCTCGTGCGCAGGACTCGAGCGCGAGCGCGCTGATCCGCTCGTTCCTCGACGACTTCCTGAACAACAAGCTCAAGGTCGTCAAGATCAAGCCCCGCAAGACGACGGTGTGGGTCGACCCGACGTTCTGGGAAGAGGTGCGCGCCAAGGCCCAGGAGGAGAACGTCGCCGTTGCGCAGATCATCCAGGCCGGCATGGCTCGACTGCGGGGTGGCAAGTGACCCGGTCGCTCGAGATGACCGTATCCACCGAGGACGACGGCACCGGCGCGTCGATCATCCTCGAGTCGCACGGCTTCTCCGAGCCGGAGATTCTCGAGGTCATCACCCGCACCGCGGAGTCGATCATCCAGCGCGGCATGCGCGACAGCCCGGAGGCGGCGGAGCAGTTCGCCGGCATGAGCCACGACCAGACGTGCGCGCAGCTCGCGTTGCAGTCGCGCCTCACGCTGATCTCGATGATCACCGAGATGGATCTCGTCGACTCCGCCGGCGTGGCCATCGAGCTATGAGGAACGCCCGCCGGCGTGGGCCAGGCGGGCGTTCATTGTTCCCCGGAAAGGAACGAACTCGAGCATACATGAAGCGAGGCCCCGCACCTCGAGTTTGGGGCCTCGCGCGGCGAGGCTCCTTGGGAGTAGCCTCGCAAGACAGATCAGTGTCCGCGCCTCACATTCTGGGGGTAGCGGGCTCCTCGACGCAAGCCCCGGAGATACATGTGAGCACTACATCTAGCCCCTGTTACCTATTTGAGACCCAGATCTGGGGCTCCCGATGAGCGATAACGCGGAGCGCGCACTCGCACTGGCCTCGCTCGGCCTGCACGTGTTCCCCTGCTTCGAGTCGGGCGAGCACTTCAAGGCCCCCCGCACCGAGCATGGATTCTTGGAGGCTACTCTCGATCCGGCTCAGATACGAGGGTGGTGGTCAGCCACCCCCGAGGCGGAGATCGGCGTCGCCTGCGGCGCCTCCGGTCTGGTGGTCGAGGACATCGACCACAAGCCCGACAAGGACGGCCTCGCCTCGCTGCGCAACCGTGGCCTCGAGCCCGACCGCGAGACCTGGTGGTACGAGACGCCGTCCGGCGGCTTCCACTTCATCCACCTCGCCCCGCCGGGCGTGCCGGGCCCGACGCAGAACCACAAGCTCGAGGACGGCACGAAGCTCATGGGAGTGGACCGCCGATCGGGCGGCTCGTACTTCATCTGGTGGGACGAGGCGTGGCCCGACGAGCGCAGCTCATTCACGCCGGCGCCCGACTGGTTCCTGAACCACACCGGCACCGAGGGCGACGGCTGGGGTGGCACACTCGGCGAGTGGCTGGCGACCGTCGGCGCCGGCACCATGAGCCCGCTCATGCGCTCGGCCCTCGACAAGATCCCGCGTGAGGACTTCGGCCGCGGCGAGCTCTTCACCCGCCTCACGCACATCATCCGGCTGGCCACCGTGGACGGCGAGCCTGGTGCCGGTGAGGCACTAGAGACTCTCAAGCAAGAGTGGCTCCGCGGGCCGTGGAACCAGCCCAAGTTCCAGGCCGAGTGGAACGTCTCGCTCGGCAATGCGGTGCAGTCCAACGGCGGCGTCCGTGCGCAGGCCGAGCCCAAGGTGGCGGAGCGCACGGCGATCAGCGACTACTCGTTCTTCGACCAGAGCGAGACGCTCATGCAGATCAGGGCGTGGGCGATGGGGCTCGAGGTCAACCCGTGGGCCTGTCTGGCGATGGCCCTCACCCGACTGTCCGCCGACCTCATGCCCACGATCAAGCTCCCGGGCATCGGAGCGTTCGCCGAGGGCTCGCTGAATCTCTTCACGGTCTTGTCCGCACCCTCGGGTGGTGGCAAGACCGCGATCATTTCCAGCCACGAGCAGCGCATGCGCAAGCGGCCGAGGCCCGACCCGTCGCCTCGCTTCCCGCTCGGCACCGGCGAGGGCATCGCAGCTCGGTACATCCGCCGGCAGAAGATCACCGCCGAGATGCGCAAGGCTGACCCGACGCTCGACCCGCACGCCGAGTACGTCGACCGCCGCATCACCTGGCAGGCCCTCGCGATCGTCGACGAGATCGACATGATCGCGGCGCTCGCCAGGCGCAGTGGCGCGACGCTCCTGTCCACGCTCAAGACCGCATGGATGAGCGACGACCTCGGCAACGGCAACGCCACGCAGGAGCTCGACCGCCAAGTGCCGGCCCACAGCTACCGGCTGTGCATGATCGTCGGCGCCCAGCCCGGACGCGCAGAGATCCTGCTCGACAAGGATGCCGAGGCCGGCGGTCTCATGCAGAGGTTCCTGTTCGCCACCGTCGGCGACCCGCACGCCTCGATGGACGCGCCGTTCATGCCGGAGCCGCCGCCGCTGGTCTACAAGATCAGCGACAACATCCCGTTCGATCGGCGCTTCGGCTCTGACACGTTCGAGCCGCACCCGGACAAGGGCTGGGTGTTCACGTACGATCCGGGCGTCGTCATCGAGGTGCTCCGCACGCTCCGCGCGATCCGTCAGGAGCGCGAGGACTCCCGGCACGGCCACCGCAACTTCCTCAAGCTGCGCGTGGCTGCTCTGCTGGCGATCATGCACGGCGGCGACAGCGTCACGCGGCACTGGTTCGACCAGGCGGAGTACGTCATGGCACACAGCGACGCGACGCTCTCCGCGCTCATCGACGTGCAGCGCCAGAGCAAGCGGGCGGAGGACGCCGCGAAGGGCATGGGCGACGCAGAACGCGCCCTTGCCGGCGAGGTCAGCATCCTGCACAAGACGTCCGATCGCGTGATCGAGATCTTGCGTCGCGATCCCGGACTCCCGATCTCACACATCCGGCGCATGCTCACCAAGTCCATGCACGAGAACCTCGACGCCGCACTGCACCTGCTCGTGGAGCAGGGCCGGGTACGGAAGGAGGACGTGAACTCCGCGAAGAGCCAGAAGCCTGCAGCTCGCTACTACCCGATGTGATCCAACAAGTAGGCAGTAGGTGCCTACTTCTTGGCTTCCCTCTCTGCTCCTTATATCGCGAATGCAGCCTGACAACCTTTTCCTTCTCTGACCTGGGATTTTTATTTCAAGTCGAACGGACCAAGAAGTAGACGTCTACCGCCTACTTCCTAGAAATAGGCGTCTACTGCCTACCGAGAAAGGCCCTCGCCATGAACGATCTACCGGACGATCTCGCACACCCCAGAGGCGAGCACGCATCCTTCATCGCCAACATCGTCGTCGCAGTCGTGTTGCTCGTCATCACCGCCGGCACGGTCGCCTTCGGGCTCATGCTCACAGGCGTGTCGTGATGGACCCGGAGTGGGACCAGCCCGCGAGCACGCTCGAGTTCGAGGACTCGATGGTGCGCATCCACGAATCCCTGGAAATGGAGATACCTGAATGGCTACAGCACTGAGTCTGTTCGCAGGCGTCGGCTTCGGCGTCGCCTGCGAACGCATGAGCATCGCCGAGCTCGGCGTCGAGAATGACCTCGACGTGATCGCGACGCGGCACGCGGCCGGCATGACGACGATCGCGCACGACGTGTGGGATCTTGCCGGCCCGGGCGTGCGCCTGGTGTACGACCTGCTGCTCGCGGGCCCGCCCTGCCAGACCTTCTCGAAGGTCGGCCGCGGGCACGGTCGGAGGGACATCGACGTCATCGTGAACATCGCGCGCGAGATCGGGCACGGCGCGGATGCCGACCGGGTCCGGGAGTGGACCGCCCACATCGAGGATCCACGCACCGCGCTCGTGCTGCTCCCGCTGGTCTACGCGATGCGCGACCGCCCGGAGGCGATCGTGCTCGAGCAGGTGCCGGCCGTGCTCCCGGTCTGGGAGGCGTACGCCCACAGCCTCACGATGGCCGACTACAGCGTGTGGACGGGCATCGTCGAGGCCGAGGCGTACGGCGTGCCGCAGACCCGCCGGCGTGCGGTGCTCATCGCGAGCCGCAACCACGACGTCACTCGCCCCGCTCGCACCCACTCCCGCTACCACGTCCGCCACCCCGCGGCGCTGGACCAGGGGATGCCGCGCTGGGTTTCGATGCACGACGCGATGGGCTGGCCCGAGGGCGTGGTCGGATTCCCGCGCAAGGCCGACGGCCGCGACGAGGGCGTGGAGATCGGCGACGAGATGTACCGCTCCCGGGATCTCCGCCCGACGGATCGGCCAAGCTGGGGCGTTACCGGCAAGGCGCGCTCCTGGCGCCGGTGGGGCTTCATGGAACGGCCGGCCACCGTCGTCACCGGCCACGGCTTCGCGACGCGGCATCCGTCGGGCGTCCAGCGCACCCACCTCAACGCGATCGAGGCCGGCACCTTCGAGCTGCGCGAGCCGTGGACGGTGTCCACTGCTCGCCTGCCCACGTTCGACAACGTGAGCCTGAGCCGGAGCTACCACGGCAACGCGGTCAACATCACGCCCGAGGAGGGCGCGGTGCTGCAGACGTTCTCCCCGGACTTCCCGTTCCGCGGCACCCGCACGAAGGTCTGGCAGACAATCGGCAACGCGATCCCACCCCTGCTCGCCGAGCACCTGATCCGAGCTGCGCTGTGAACGGCCGCGCCACCTGCCCGTACTGCGGCGTCGACGTGCACATGGACGGGCTCGGCGCGTTCGCGTTTGGCCCCGACGGTGGCACGACGTGCGCTGTCCGACAGCCAGGGGATACTCGGGTGTTCCTGCTCCACGGCTGGCGCCCGGAGATCTCGATTCCCGAACGTTCGGGAACGGAGGCCATTTGACTTAGGGCAAGTGCCGTAATAGCCTTAGTTCGTACCCCAGAAAGGGCCTCATGACAGATGCTCCGCTTCGACGCTCCGGCGTCCTGACGTTCCCCGGCTCGCCGACGGACGAGCGCATGGCCGCGGCCGTGCTCGTCACGCAGGCAGAGAACGGCGAGTACCACCACTTCATCCAGACCGGCCCGGGCTTCAAGTCCGTGCCAGACGCCCTCGGCGCGATGGTCGCGCTCGAGGTCGAGATCGCCAACCCGGAAGGAACCTCACATGGCGAATGAAACAGTCATCACGGTCGTCGGCAACCTGACCGCCGACCCCGAGACGCGAGAGGTCGGCGGCGCCACCGTCGCGAACTTCACGATCGCGTCCACGCCCCGCATGTTCGACAAGAACTCGAACGAGTGGAAGGACGGCGAGGCGCTCTTCCTGCGCTGCTCCGCCTGGCGCGAGCTCGCCGGCAACATCGCCACGTCGCTGCGCAAGGGCACTGCGGTCATCGCACAGGGCAGGCTCAAGCAGCGCTCGTACGAGAAGGACGGCAACCGCCAGACCGTGATCGAGCTCGAGGTCGATTCGATCGGCCCGGACCTGCGCCGCGCCTCGGCGCAGGTGCAGAAGAACTCGCCGCAGGGCCAGCAGGGTCAGCCGCAGCTCGCGTACGGGGCGCCGGCACAGACCGCCTACGGCCAGCCCCCGCAGGGCTACGGCCAGCCGCAGTACGGCCAGCCGCCCCAGCAGGGTCAGCCCCAGCAGTGGCCGGCACAGCCGCCCCAGCAGCCGGCGTACGGCTACCCGCCCCAGCAGGGTGAGTACCAGCACCCGACCGACCCCAACACGCCGTTCTGAGCATGACCGTCGACGAATTGGGCGAGCACATCAAGCAGCTCAAGGCGCGTGGTCGCATCACCGGCGACACGGATGTCTATGTCCGCGACCCGAACGTGAGCGACGAGGCGATCGAGGCCGGCTCTCGGGGGTACGTGGATCTCGACGAGATCCTCGTGCTCGACGGGGAGCACCTGCTCCTGTACCCGATGCCGGAGTAGGCCATGCTCAACTTCCGCGCTTACGGTGTCCCGCAGGTCCAGGGGAACCACAGGGTCTCGAGGGCAGGCAAGTTCGCGAAGATCAGGGATGCGAATCCCGATCTTCCGGGCTGGCGCCTGCTCGTGAGCACCGAGGCGCGGAGGGCGTTCGGGGGAACGCCCATGCTGCTTGGGCCGGTCGAGTTGGAGGTTGACTTCTGGCTCGTCCGGCCCAAGACGGCATCCCGCACAGTCGACGTCCGGCCGCTCACCCGCGGCGGCGGCGACTGGGACAAGCTCGCCCGAGCGATCGGCGACTCGCTGGTGGATGCCGGCGTGATGAAGGACGACTCGCAAATCGTCGAGGCGACTGTGCGCAAGTTCTACGCTGTCACCCGCGACCTGCCCAAGATCTACACCCCGGGTTACCACTGGGAGCAGGCAGGCGCGAACATCACCGTGAGGGGGTTGTGATGAGACTCGAGCGCGATCTCGAGGCGGCGATCATCCGCCAGATCCACGAGCACCCGGAGCGCGCCATCGTGCTCCCGGACTGGGCGTACTGGAAGGGCCGCAACCAGCCCATCGTGTACCCCGAGGGCCTGCCCACGAAGCTGAGCCGCTACCTGTACGAGAAGGTCGTCGGCCCACTGCCCTACAACGCGCAGCTCATCCTGCGAGACGGCGTGCACCCGCGCAACGTGAACCCGCTGCTGTTCGTCGCCGAGCCGGGCCGGCACCGCGGCGAGACCTGCCCGAACGGCCACGCCTACGCCGGCAACGAGATGCCCGACAACTCGATGGGGTGGCGGTGTCGGACCTGCTACGTAGCCTGGCTCGAGAAGCACTCGCTCGGCCGGCTGAACCAGGGACAGCTCAACGCACGCAAGACGCACTGCCCGCAGAACCACCCGTACGACGAGGACAACACGATCTATCTGAGCAACGGCCGACGCCGGTGCCGGATCTGCAACGCGGCGCAGTCCGCCGCGTACGCCGCTCGCCGAGCGGCCTAACCCCGGAAGGAACCAGATGAGCACACGACTGATCGCAGAGCAGGAGGGTGGGCGTCTCACGCAGGCGCAGATCCTCCGGCTGGTGACGGCCATCGAGCCGGCACACGTCGAGAACAAGCGCGGCATGAGCTACATGGCGCAGTTCGAGGTGCGCGCCGAGCTCACCCGCATCTTCGGCTTCGGCAATTGGGACTCCGAGGTCGAGGTGATGGAGTGCCTCTACGAGACGAGGCTGGTGCAGGGCGACGAGCAGTTCCCCGCCAGCGCGAAGGACAAGACCAAGACCTACTGGGTCGCGGCCTACCGTGCCGCCGTGCGCCTGACCATCCGCGACTACTGGGGCCGCGAGGTCTGCTCGTTCCTCGAGTACCACGTCGAGGAGAACGCCCCGCTCCCGAACCGGGGCGAGGCGCACGCGATGGCCATGACGTCGGTGGAGAGCTACGCCCTCCGCCGCGCCGCGATCGGCCTCGGCGACCGCCTCGGCCTGGGTCTCTACGACAAGGGCTCCACCCAGCCGCTCGTGATGCGCACCCTGCAGCTCGACGACCCGGAGAGCCCGACGTTCTACAACCCGTCTGCGCAGAACCAGGTACAGCAGGCACCCGCTCAAGTACAGCCCGCCCCCGTTCAAGTCGGCAGCCCCGACGCGGCATCCCACCTCGGCCGGCCGGCACAGCGCCGGATCGAGAACTTCAAGGAGGCGCAGGCCACGGTGCAGGCGGGCAACCAGGCGGCACGCGAGGTGGCGCCGGTCGACCCCTACATGGAGCGCGCAGCTGCGGGCATGAAGTACGACGAGCGAGACGGAAACGGAGGCCCCTACGGTGGCTGAATTGGTACGTGACACCGCACTAGAGCGAGCGATGCTCGCCGCGGTACTGGAAGAGAGGGCCAACGACGGCCGGAAGCGGCAGAAATTGGTCGGACCCTCGAGCATCGGATTCTGCCGGGAGCTGCTTCGGGCGGACCTGTTCGAGCCGGATGTGGAGCGCGAACCGGAATCCCATTGGGCGGTCGCAGCTCATGTGGGCACCGTGATGGGCGACCGGCTCGAGACGATCTTCGGCGAGCGCCTCAATGCGGTGGCGCAGAACCGGATCACCACCTGGCTCGAGGAGCTCGGCTTCGCGATCTCCGGCGCGATGGACCTTGTGTTCACCGGCGCCGATCAGATCTCGGATCTCAAGTCGACGGCGGATATGGGCGGCGTGCTCAGTGATCTCGCGTCGGATGCCGCGAAGATCGAGCGCCTGCTCGCGATCAAGGACAAGGGCCGGCTCTACAACGACTGGGAGCCTGCGTACGACAACGACGGCAACGAGATCTGGGTCGACGGCGTGCAGATCATGCGCGAGCAGACCGACGAGATCCTCAAGTGGGTAGCGAAGCTGTCGTACTACTGCCAGATCGCGGTCTACGTGATGGGCGCCATCCAGTCCGGGCTGATCGACGAGAGCGGCACGGGGCGGCTGGTGTTCTACGACCGCTCGGGCGACTACCAGGAGTTCGTGGCGGTCGTGATCGACAACCGGATGATCGACCTGTTCTTCGCGATCGCGCAGCACCGGGTGCGCCAGGTGGTCGACGCACAGAAGGCGCTGGATGCCGGCGACCCGAGCCTGCGCCACGCCCTGCGTGACAAGAGCCCGTCGTTCTGCTTCTCGCCCAAGGTGATGTGCGGCCGGCGGATGCACTGCTGGGGCGGATCCGACTGGGCGCCCTCGCAGACCGAGATCACGGATGCCGAGTACATCCGGGCAACCGAGCACTACGTGGAGGGCCACGCGCTCGAGAAGCTCGGCAAGGGCATGAAGGAAGCCGCCCGCTCACTGCTCCGCGGCGACGGCACAGAGGCGACCCGGATCCAGGGCACTACTCCCGATGGCGTGATGGTGTCCTGGGTCCGCGGTGGATCGACGATCAACGTCGTCGAGACCGTCCCGAGGAAGGTGGAGGCCGATGCAGACGCCTAAGCCGAGGTGCGGAGCACCGCTGGCGCCCAGCACGGACAAGCGGCGGCGCTACGAGACCTGCCGGCACATCGTGAAGCCGGGCGGTCACTGCCACCGGCACCGCACAGAGGCCGAGGAGCAAGAGGCATTCGAGCGAGCGCTCAGGCCACCGCGAGAGGAGTGGGAGCGATGACCGGCAAGGGCCCGAACGGGAACTCGCCGCACCAGAACCTCGCGCAGCTGCGGAGCAAGCCGGTGTTCGACACGCCGGCGGAACCGGAGCGCACCAAGTGCCCATATCACCCGACAAAGAGGATGTGGACAGACGAGCGGGATGCTATCCGCGAGGCCGAGGCCCGCAGCATCGCCGCCAAGATCCCGATCGCGGCGTATCGGTGCGAGGGATGCGAGAACATCCATCTCGCCAAGCGCCAGAACGTCCGCGAGGGCTCACTGATTGAGAGGCCGCACGTGGAAGAGCCGGAACTGCCCCTGGTATTGGGCAACGCAGAAGCGAAACGGAAGGTGCTCGCCGGATTCCTGGCCGAGCATGAGTCGGCCACCACCGATGAGCTCGTGGAGCTCCTCGGCGTCGGGCGAAAGAGCATCACGCCCTACATGGCGGAGGCCGGCTGGTACAACACCCGGGGCCGACACGCCAGGTGGGTCAAGCGCGACACGCCAAGGACGACACCCGAGCAGGCGGCGAAAGCGCAGGCGTTCGCCGACCAGGAAGCCCGGGATGCCGGCGTCGAGGTGCGGAGCACCGGAGTGCCGCCGAACTTCGAGGTGTTCAAGGGCAAGGGCCGGCACCTCAAGCCGGTCGACGACTCGATGAGCCGGCACCCGTCCGCCCAGCACGTCGGCTGGATGCCGATGGAGAACCTCAACCCGATCATCCACATCCCGCTCGGGGATGTGGTCGCGGTGCTCAAGGCCGCGGGCTTGGAGCTGCGGCTGCAGACACGCGCGCACTGATCATCTACCCTCTACGTGTACCCCGGAAAGGACACAATGGCACTGCACATCACCCTCCACGTCGACGTGAACGACCAGTCGGCCGCGATCAAGATCGCCGAGCAGCTCAGCGCTCAGGCGATCGGATTCTCGCTCGACGGGCACTCGACGATGCTGACCATCGACGACGGCACCACGATGCGTGAGATTCAGGGGGAGGACTGACGCGCTGTACGCCTCTGTGACGCATCGGACCCCGTCCACGCCCAATCACACGCACCCACCTCAGATCGGCGCAGAGCGCCAGCCACCGCCTCAGCCCGAGGCGATTCCATCGAAAGGCACACCATGACCGACGCAAACCTCACCCGACTGGTGATCCTGGCCGACCGTAGCGGGTCGATGCAGATCATCCAGAGCGATATGAACGGCGCCATCCGGCAGCTGCTCGCGGACCAGGCGAAGGAGCCGGGCGCGATCCTCGTCGACGTCGTCACGTTCGACACGATCGTGGAGAACCCGTACACCGGCGTCCGTCCCGACGACATCAAGACCGACATCATCCACGCCCGCGGCGGCACCGCGCTCAACGACGCGCTCGGCTCCACGATCGCCAGGCTGGGCGAGGAGCTCGCCGAGCTCGAGGAGGATGACCGCCCCGGGCACGTGATCTTCGTCGTGGTCACCGACGGCGAGGAGAACTCGAGCCGCGAGTACACCGCACCCGCGGTCAAGGCGATGGTCGAGGAGCAGCAGGACAAGTGGGGCTGGACGTTCCTGTTCCTGGGCGCGAACATCGACAGCTTCGCGGTCGCCGGCGGCTACGGCATCCGGCCCGGCTCCACGATCAACTACGCGCCCACCCGCGAGGGCACGCAGTCGGTCATCGCGACCGCCTCTGCCGGCGTCACCCGGACCCGCTCCGGCCTGGCAACGGACTTCACCGAGGAAGAGCGGGAGGCGGCGGGTGCCTGACACGATGACCGAGACCGAGACGCTCTCCGCCCGTCTCGAGCGGCTCGCGTCCGAGGTCACGCTGGCCGAGAACTTCGGCCTCCGCGTGGAAGAGGACGCCAAAGGGTGGTTCCTGCAAATCACCTGCTGGCGGCGTGACGTGATCACAGGCGAGATGGGCGAGGGGCACGGTGGCAAGTTCCACCCGTCCGAGCACTCCACCGAGTCCGAGCTACTCCAAGCCGTGTTCGGGCTCTACCTGCGGTACGTCGAGCACGAGGCGCGCGAGACGTTCGAGTGGCGCGGCCGGCGCATCTATGGCCCGCACATCAGTGCGCAGGCGTTGTACGAGGTTGCCCGCAGAGTCGACGTCCGCTCTGCTCGCCACGAGGAGGATCAGCGATGACCGATCAGGAGCCACGTCCGCTCATCGTCCGGCTCGCCGAGTACGCCACCTCCCTGCGCACCACCGCCGCCGGCATGGTCGACGCCGCCGAGAAGATCGAGGCGAAGTACGGCGTGAAGGCGGCGAACACAGAGCCGCTCCGCGACGGCATCCGCCTCTACGGGTTGTTCGCCGACGACCTCGACAAGCTCCTCCGCGGCGAGGAGCTCAACCCGTTCGTGATCGAGGGGGAGGTCTGAGCATGGCTGAGCCCAAGGTGTTCCACATCTGGCGGCAGATGCGCGGCACGCAGGTCTACGCCGTCACTGCGGGCTCGAAGGCGGAGGCGCGGCGGCTGGTGCTCGAGGGCAAGGCGGAGGCCGTGGACTTCTACGTCACCGGCGCCGAGTCGGGGATGCGGATCGAGGAGCAGTCGTGAGCACGTATCTGGAACTCGCGAAGCTCAATCTCGAGCAGGCCAACGGCCTGCAGCGCGATCAGTCGATGGGCATGATCGCCGCCGCGCAGGTCTACGCGACCATCGCGCTCACCGAGCAGGTCCAGCGCATCGCCGACGAGATGGCGACGCCATGAGCACGATGATCGAGGTCGCGCTGCACATCCCGCAGGAGCGGGTGCTCAACGCCGGCTTCGCCGACGTGATGCGCTACGCCTCGCTCCGGCCGGACGGGACCGTGGTGCTCGACTATGAGCAGCTCGGCGTGGGAATCGAGAGGGGTGATCGCGTTGGCATCTGGAAGCTCATCGAACACTGACGGAGGGATCCGCCCGCCCTACATGGATGAGCAGTGGCGGGAGATGCGCCGGCATCTGAACGAGGCCAGCGAGTCTGCCGCGAAAGCGGCGGACGCCGCGATCCTCACCGATGTCCGGCACCTCATGAATCGCGCACACGTCGAGCTCGAGCACGCGATCTTCATCCGCGAGCAGATCGAGAAGAGGCGAGGGTGATCTGGCACAGGCTCCGCGGGCACTCGATCGTCTATCACCGGCTGGTCAGCGTGTCCCACCCGGACGGCTGGTTCTGCTCCTGTGGGAAGCGCTGGATCCCGTGACCCACGTGCCCACCGTGCTCGAGCTCGTCGAGCTCGGCCTCGCCAAAGAGGTCGTGCGGATGGTGCCGGCCGGCAAGACCGGCAAGAAGTTCAGGCGCGAGGTCACGCACTGGATCTCGCCGGAAGGTCACGCCCTGCTCGGCGAACGGATGCGGGAGAATGCCGAGGCGGCGATCGCCCGAGGCGAGGGTGACTGGGTTCAGCCGCCCTCGTCCGGCATCCTGCTCGACCTGGCACCCGCCGAAGTGGAGAACCTCATGACCGGCCCAGCCGCATGACGTGGAAACGCCATCGCACGCACAACCCCCGGAACTGCGACAACTGCCCGCCACGGCATCCGGCGATCTGGATCCTCAATCGCCGGCCGTTCTCCGATGAGTACCTCTGCGTGGTGCACGCCGAGCGCGAGGCCGCGGCCTACGGAATTGACCCGCCCCCGCGTACCCCATAAACTTGCGGGCAAGGAGTCGCCGACCGAGCGCAAGCTCGAGTGACTGACCGCCCTACCAAGATCGGCTAACGGGCGGAGCCGCCGACTGGGGTCAATGCTCACCTCATATGCAGTCGGAGCAGACATTAGGGAACGAGCGACAGAGGCCCCGCGATTCTCCCCGCCGAAAGGCGCGAATCTCCCCGGGGCCTCTGGTGCGCCTACGCCCTGGGCAGGAGTCCCTGCCACACCAGGACGACGATGACGATGATCAGCACCGCCATCACGATCCACGTGAACCACTGAAACCCCGTCCCCGTAGAGCCATTGCTGGCCCTGCGAGGGCGGGGTTTTGTGCGCGCGCGACGTTGGATCCTCAGCAGCCAGGTGAACGACCAACCCGGACGGTCATCGCCGGGTGCGCCGGCCACCGTCGTCGCCGAATGCGCGAGTGAGCTCGAGGTGCGTCGCGTAGAGCTCGGGGAACTCGCTCGGGCTGAGCACGCCGTTGCCGTCAGGCGGCGGCGTGGTGTCACCCTCGAAGATCTCGAGGGCGCGCTCGATCAGCGTGTCGAGATACGCGATCTGCGTATCACCGGGGCACTCGGTGCCCTCCTGACCATCGAGCTCGCGGTGGCCGAGCACGTGGTCCCGGTCGATAGTGAAAGACACAGGCACGCCGTCGAGCATCTTTCCGTTTAGCGAGGCCAGCAAAGCGATGTTCTGCGCGTGCGCCTCCCACTGCTCGTCCGTGAAGTCGTCACCCTCGTCGGCCAGCGTCTCGACCGCGAACGTGCGCCAATTCCAGTCCGGGCCCGCCGTCGCCGGCTTGGCTCCGGGCCGGATCATCTCGGACTGCGAGCCGTCCCGGCGCATGTACGTCGTGGGGCAGCTGCTCCGCGAGTTGCAGTACGAGAACCAGTCCATCTGGTCGACCATCGTGCCGGTCCAGTGGATCGCGTAGGTGTCGATGACCGCGTCGACCTCGACCTCGCCGGCCATGCTGCGCGACGCCCGCTCCACCGGGTTCTGGCAGTCGGCGAAGCCGAGCGGTGCCTCGAGCCCCTGGAACGCGAACGGCCAGATCGGCTCGTACTCGACGAGACCGCGAGGATTGTCGACGCTCGCCGGGTCTGGCGGGTTCGGCGTCGCGATCTCGGTGAGGCCGTCCGGGCTGGCGTCCGTGAAGCCGCCGGACCACATCCAGTCGCGGTCGGCGGCACGCTCGAACCAGACGTCGTTGCCGTCGACCGACTCGCCGTGCGTGAAGCCGGACAGGTCGACGCGAGCCCCGCCGTCGGCCGAGCCGATCACCGGCGAGGTCGTGTAGGGCAGGTCGCGGACGTTCGCAGGGTTCGCGCCGACGATGCGGTGCGGGGTGCCCTCCGGGGGTGGGGGGTCCGTCTGGTTGAGGTCCGTCAGGTCGTGCGTCCCGGTGTCCGTGAACCCGCCCGACCAGAAGAAGTCGCCACTGTGCGCACCACGGAACCACGTCGTGTTGCCTTCGACGTCCTGGCCGGTGATCCAGCCGTCCATGTCGGCGACGGTGCCGGCCGCGAGCGTCTGCGTGACCGGGCCGTTGGTCGAGGGGTCGCCCCGGCCGTTCGCGGAGTTCGCCCCCACCGTGCGCTGGTTGCCGGCGGGCGGAGTGGCAGGGTTCAGGTCCGCCAGATCGTGCGTGCCGGTGTCGGTGAAGCCACCCGACCAGAACCAGTCGCCGGAGAACTCGCCGCGGAACCAGACGTTGTTGCCCGAGACCGTCTCGCCTCTGATCCAGCCGTTGAAGTTCGCCAGCGTGCCGGGCGGGAGCGTCTGTGTCGGGGCGTTGGCCGTGTTCGGCTCCGGGGATCGCCCGTTCGCGCCGCCGGAACCGACGACGCGCTGCGTGGGGCCGGGCTCGGACGAGCCGACGTAGAGCTCGAAGTCGATCGTGCACCACGAGCAGAAGTCGTAGCCCCAGTAGTCCCAGAGCGTCTGGTGGACATGGGCGCCGTACCCCCAGTCAGAGCCCCAGCCGCTCGCGCCGGTGAGCCCGATCTGCTGGCCCGCGCCGACGCGCTGACCGAAGTCGACCCAGATCTCGGAGAGGTGCAGCGCTCGCGCGCGCCGGCCGTCGTCCATGTCGATCGCGATGAAGCGGCCGGTGCCGCCGCCGTTCGACCAGGAGATGTCGACGACGGTGCCGGCGCCGGGCGCGAACAGCGGGCTGCCGTAGGCAGATCCGTAGTCCGTGCCCGGCTCGCTCGAGGGCGGGTTGCGCTCGCAGCAGTGGTTGTAGTGGTTGGCGGTGACCCAGTCGGTCGTCGTCGGCAGGTTGTAGCCCACGGGTCAGCCCTCCACGCTCGCGCGATCGCCGAACCGAGCGAAGAGCTCGTCCTGGTCCATGTCGATCACGTCGCGGATGCGGGTGATGATCGGCCGCTTGCGCACGTCGTGCGGCGCCAGCCGGAGCAGCCGCTTGATGAGCTCCATGCGTCGGTCGAACTGCCGGATGATCCGCTCCGAGCGCGAGTAGCCGAACGACTCCCGCTGTAGCGTGGTCAGCGCCTTGTCGGACTCGTGCTGGATGAACGGCACGATCTCCCGCTGCGTGTAGGCAGGCGGGACGGTCACGACATGCTCGTGGAGCCAGATGTCGCCCTCGAGCTCGATCGCGATCTTCACCCGGAGCTCGGCCATGTCACACCTCGGGCGGTGCCGGCTGGTTCGCGTTCCAGACGGCCTGCACGCCGGAGAGGATCATGCCGTCGGTGATGACGGCCTCGTCGGCGCCGGGGTCGAGCACGCCGCCAGCGACAGCGGAATCCCACGCGGCGTCCCAGCCGGGCTGCGAGGCGATCTCCCAGCGGTAGATGTTCACCCAGCCCTGCGGGTTGTCGATCGACTCCTTCGCGGCACCCGCGGTGAGACGGCGGTTGAGGCTGAAGTTCTCAGCCATGTCTGCAACGGACTTGTATCCCATGATGTGCATTCTCCTCTGTTGATCGTGCGGTTACGAGATGCGGCGTACGGACAGATATCCGCTGGAAGCGGCAAGGCTGACCGCGATGTCGGTGCCCGTTGCGGACGGTCCCGCCGAGACGAGGTCGCCCGCGTTCATTCTGCCCAGGTAGTACGACTCTGTGAAGTTGTTGGCAGCGCCGGGGTGGTCGTGGGTCCAGACGCCGTTGATCGGCGCGATCGTCGAGCGGTTCTCGAAGTTGGTCCGGTCGCCATTCAACGACAGCGCGTGATACTGCGCATTGCCGCTCGGCCCACCACGCATCGTCGAGCGGATCTCGTAGACGCCGGTCATCCCGATCTTGATCCAGCCGGGGTCGCTGAGCGCATCGAGCGCCGCCCCATCGCCGACGACTCCGCGCGCCCAGCCCGCCTTGTACGCCGCGATCGTCGAGCTCGGGCCCGACTTGCCGGCCCACCAGGTGCCGGGCATCGCGTACCAGCCGGAGGCGAAGCCGGCGGCGAGACCCGGGTAGGTCAGCCCGGGCAGCGAGCCGAGCGCGAGGTAGGTCTCCATGCGCTGCAACGACGTGTTGTACCAGTGCACCTGCGCGTTGTGCAGCGCGACCCGCTCGGCGTCCGTGGTCGGCGGCGGGTAGGTCTGATTGCGCTGTGCCGTGTCGCCCCGCACCAGGCCCGGGGTGGTGCTCTTCGCCAGCCGGCGCTCGACGAGCAGGAGCCGGGAGAGGACGTCGCGGAGCAGGCCCGCCATGTCCTTCCTGATCGGAGGAATGTTGCCGCTCACGGCTCCTCCGTATCGTCGTCGGGCTTGGTCGCGGGCGTGAGGGTGACCTGCACGGTCTCGCCCTCCGGGGTCTCCGTCACGGTGACCAGGTCGATCTTCTGCAGCTGCGACATCTGCCGCGCGTTCAGCGTCGCGAGCAGCGGCACCTGCACGCCGGGCACCAGGTCGTGGATCGTGAGGGTCTCGTTGAGCCGGATGCCGCTGTTGTCGGGCACGCGCACCTCGACCGGCACGGGCATCCGGCCGTTCAGGTTCCGCTTGGCCTGGCTGTCAAGCTCGGCCTGCGTCGGGGCGTTGGTGCCCTCCTCGTTGTATGCCGTCAGGATCATCGACCAGGGTCCGTAGTACGGGCTCTCCGCCTCGGCGCTGCCGTACATACCGTTCTCGCCGACGACGTAGACCTTCGCCGCCATGTCCGCGCCGTAGGCGGTGACGATGACCTCCTCGAAGAAGTCCGCCTCGGTGAGCGTGCGGGTGCGGCCGAGGTTGCGCGAGACGTCCCAGATGTGGATCGCTCGGCCCACCACGGTCCAGTCGATGCCGGCCGTGCGGCCCATCGCCTCGACGTGCTCGCCGGCGGTCATCTCGTACGGCAGGGTGTGCGCCGAGGTGCGCGCCTCGTTCGGCGCGTGGTGGACCACCAGGTGCGGGACCACGTTCGCCGGCGGATCCAGCGCCTCCCAGGGGCCCATCTCGTACTGGATGATGTTGCCGAGTCGGGTGGTGACCTCGGTCGGCTGGCTGTAGATCTCGACGACGTTGCCGGCCTCGTCGTATTTCGCCCGGTAGCGGTTGTCCCACTCCTTGGTCAGTGGCGTGCCCATCACGTACGCCATCACGTCGTGCGCGTTGATCTCGACGTAGTTCGCGTGCCAGCCGACGCGCCAGACCGGGCCCTCCCAGACCCGATCCATGCCGCGGTAGATGACGATCTCGGAGCGCTTCGGCTCGATCTCGGAGAGCAGCTTCGCCTGCGCGGAGCAGGCGGAGCCCTCGATGCGGAGGTCGCCCTCGCTCACGCTGTCGCGATCGCGCGTCCAGCGCACCCGCGACAGGTCGAGCAGCTGCCCTACGCGCGTCGATCCGCCCCGATCGTAGACGTAGGCCGTGTGGCCGGCGACGCACTGCCCCCCGTAGACCCCGACGACCACGTCACGTCCTCGCGGTCAGGTACGCGGCGACCGAGATGTTGCCGGCAGGCTCGTTGGTCGGCACCTCGATGGAGATCAGGTACGGGATGCCGCAGCTCAGTACCGGCCAGGTCGCCGGCTTGCCGTTCGTGCCGTAGAGCAGGTGGTCGGCGCTGATCGGGTCGGTGTCGTTGACCTCCGCCCAGACGCGCTGGGTGACGCCGTCCAGCGTCAGCGTCGTCGCGGCCGGCATGAACGAGACGATCTGCTCGCTCAGCCAGGTGCTCGTGTCCACCTGGTCGGTCGGCAGGGCGTCAGGGTTCGGGTAGTACCGGATGCGCACCTGCCGCGCCGCCTCGGCGCCGGTGGTGATCTCGAGCGTGGGCACGATGTCGATCCAGTCGAGCACCAGGTTCGCGGGGATCTCGGTGTAGTACCGAAGCCAGACGCCCACGTCCTCGATGCAGTCGCTCGCGATGATCGGCGGACGCGGTGGAGGCGGCACGACCGAGCAGTCCGGGTCGGTCAGCGCTCGGCTCGTCGGGACGGCACGGCCGTCGAGGAGCAGCACCATCCCGCCGTCCTGTGCCTGCGTGACCGGGGTGCGCGTGGAGACCGAGGCGTTGGCCTCGCCCTCCCACTCGTAGACGTAGGTGCCGTCGAACAGCGTGTCGCCATCGAAGTACGGGAACTCCTCGTTGAGCGAGATCATCGCGGCGTCCATGTCGACCGTGTCGCCGCCGAGCCAATTCGAGTGCGTGGGGCCAGGAACGTCGATGGCGCGGACGATCGCCCGAACTGCGCCAGTCATCGCGACCGCCCCGACCGCGAGGCGCATCCACTGCCCTCCGGGGACGTCCGTCGCCGCGCCGGTGACGGTGCCGATCACGGTGCCGGCGGCATCCATCCAGACCAGGAACGCCGCAAGGCTCTGCCCCTTGCTGGGGCGGACGTGGATCGAGCCGATGTAGGTGGCGTCCTCCGTGACCTCGGTGAAGTCGCCGAAGCTCTGGCCGAAGTGCTGGCCGTGGCTGGTGGCGTCGGCGGTGAAGGACACCCGAGCTGCGTGCGCCGCGTACAGGCCCGCCGTGACGCGAAAGACCACCGCCTGCCCGCTGTTGTAGCTGATCTCCCAGCCTCTCACTCCCTGCGCTCGAGCCTGCGACTGGGAGGCGTTCGCCGCGCCCACCCACTGATAGTCGATGTCCGCGAGATCGGGAGTGTTCCCGTCGAAGTAGTCGCCGGGGTTGGTGTTCGGCTTGGCCTGCGTGAGCGCGGTCCAGCCGGTCCACGGCGACTGGTAGCTGCCGATGAACGCGCTCGCGCGCCACTCATACCTCGTGCCAGGCGTGAGACCGGAGACAGTGGTGACGGTGGTGGGGGAATCAGCGGTCGCGACCGGCTCAGTGGTGCCGGCGAGCCGGCGCTCCCAGCGATACGGGTTGACGCCGGTGACACCACCCGGAGGGCTGAATGTCAGCGTCGCCTGCGCGCCGGAAGGCGACGATGCGACGGCGAAGCCTGGCGGCACAGCGGGGAGCGTGGTCTGGCTGACGGTGTTCGACCACGGGCCCCAGCCGCGCGAGGTGTGCGAGCGGATGCGGACGTAGTGCAGCGTGCCCGGCTGCAGCTGGACACCCGCACCGGACGGGTTCGTGACCCCGTTGACGTTCTCGTCCTGCCAGACGACCTGCCCGAAGCCGCTGTCGAGCGCCCACTGCGCCTGCTCGGGACGGTCTACCGGGTCGTGCGAGCTCCGGCCGTAGTACACCGAGAACGAGGTCGTGGCGACATCCGCGACGCGGAGATCGTAGGGCGCATAGGGCAGCACGACGTAGTTCGTGAGGCCGTGCCACTGCGTGCCCCAGACGTTGTTGAACGACGTGCCCTGCACCTCGCCGGACGCCACGCCGACCTCGACGGACAGCGCGCCGGCAGCATCGTGACCGTGCCAGCGGTCGAGCTGCGCAACGTGGGTCCAGCCGCCGCCGATCGAGACGTTGCCGCCGACGTTCGTGTCCCAGCCGTTGCGCATGTTCCACGAGCCGTAGCCGTAGGTCGTGAAGCCCGACGTGTGCGCGTACAGCCCGACGTAGACGATCGAGCGGTTGTTCGCCTGGTCGTCGCCAGACGACCAGCGGATCTCTGCCGTGCCGCCCTGCCAGTCGACATTGACGCCGAAGGTGCTCCCCGCCCGGGGCGTGACGACCCAGTCGCCCTCCTCGTCGATGACGTGGTGCCGGCCGAAGCCGTCGACGTGAGTGGCGAGGACGCGCGGCTGCACGGTGCGCGGTGCGCGTACGGGCGGGAGTCCGGGTGCAGGCATGTCATCCCTCCTTACGGGACCGAGACGGTGAGCGCGTCGGCGTACATGCGGATGTCGGAGTTGTTCCCCGACGCAGACGTCCAGGTGTACTCATAGGTGATCGCGACGCGCATCGCCACCGCACCCGCGGCAGGCGGGTGCGACTTGCCCGAGAACACCTTGCCACCGAAGTCTGCCGGCGTGTTCGTCCAGCCGAGCAGGACGGACGAGATGATCTGGTTGGCGCCGTCGAGCCAGTGGATCGACGCCCCGACAGACCGGAGGGTAGACCCGGGTGCGGCACCTGCGGAAAGCAGTAGCGCGGCCCAGACGGATGCCGAGACGCGCGTTCCCGCGGGCAGGCCGGCCAGACTGATCCCTTCGCTGAGGATCGTGGTGTCCGACACCACGGTGTTGCCCGGGTTCGCCCCGCTGTTGCCGAGCAGTCGCGCCCGAACGGACGAGCTGCCGACCGAGGCGAGCTCGCTCGTCCACTCGAAGGACTTGAGCGGCTCGGGAATGTTCCCCGCCCACCAGACGCCCCACCCGTTCGCGTTGAGCTCGACCGAGGGGTTGGTGGCGAGGTTCGTCGCCGCGACCACGGTGCCGGATGCGATCTCGGCCGAGGGGTACGGCACCAGGTTGAACGGCACATCCTGCACCACGATCGGCGTCGAGGGCAGCAACGCGACCGGCGTGGTGACGCCGAACATCCACGGCACTGCGGCCACCAGAACGAACTCGACGATGTAGCCCCAGGTGTCGCCGCGGTGGAGCTTCTGCTCCACGATCGGCCCGGATACGCACGTCACGGTGTGCATGACGCGGACGAGCCGGTTGACCGCCGCCACGTAGCCCTCTTCGTCGGGGATCGAGATCACCGACCCGGTCTTGCCGAGCGACTGCGAGGCATCCGGCGTGCCGAGCCACTCGAAGGCGCGGACGTTCGTGCCTGGCGTCTCGAGCTCCTCCTCGGTGGAGTCGAGCGATGCACCGTCGAAGTACGGGCCGACGTAGTCGCCCTCGACGATCATGAAGCGGTCCCACCAGAGGTCGCCCGAGCCCGCCTCGCCACCGTGGTAGAGCCGGATCGTGTTGTAGCCGGCCAGCGACGAGGGTGTGGTGAAGGTGAACCGGATCTGGTGATCGCCCGGGGTGTTGGGTGCCTGCTGGCCCGGCCCCTGACCCTGAACCTGCGTGGTGCCGTTGAGGTGGACGAACACGCCCCGGGAGTTCGAGCTCAGCGGCCCGGTCAGCGGCGCCTCGACGTGCACCGTGACCATGAGCGTGTAGAGCGTGTCCGGGAGAAGGTACGTGCGCGGGTCGGTGATCGTCGAGACGTAGTTGTCGGTCATCCCGGCGCCAGTCGGCACCATGCGCAGCGAGTGGCCGCGATCAGCGGCCCACTGCGTCGAGTGCACCACCTGCACGCGGTCGCCCACGTAGTTCTCGACGCCCATCGCCTTCACAGTGCTCGTGCTGGCGTGCGGTGCGCCTACCCAGGCGACCTCGGTGATGTCCGGGTCGTCGGGCAGCGTGTAGCCGTCGAAGTAGGGCCCGCCGTAGCCGCCGGCCACGAGCACCACGGCGTCGATGTCGACGATGTCGCCCACCTGGTGCCCGGCTCCCGGGGTGAGAAGCAGCCCAGTGTCAACGGGGCTGCTGGTGCCGGCGACGACAGAGGTGCGGAACTCGGTCCACACATCCTTGGGTGCGGTGAACACCGCGCCGTGAGCTCCGCGAATCTGCGGAGTGAACGCCTGGTCGCGAGTGCGCGGACGCACCTTGCCGACCAGTGTGTAGGTGACGCCCTCGGGAGGGCTGGCCGTGGTCACTGGGAGCGCTGCCCAGGAGTCGGTGGAGAGCTCGAAGCGGAGCGCCTTTGCCCCGTCCGCCGGGGTGTCTATCGTCTGCCAGCCCCTCGCACCGACAGGGTTCGGTACATCTGCCACGCCGAGCGCGCTCTGCGTGCTCGTGCTCGCGTCCGGGGCTCCGGTCCAGTCGTAGGTTGCGCCGCCAGCATCGGCCGTTGAGCCATCGAAGTACGCCCCGGAGTAGTTGCCCTCGGTCACCAGGATCGACGCAAGCTCGACGCCGGTGCCCATGATGGCCGAGTTCTCGAGGAACACCGTCGGGGCGGTCGCGGTGAACTGGTAGCGGTAGTCCGCGAACTCGCTCGTCCAGTCCAGCGGGCCGCTCAGGAACCCGCCGGCCCAGCGCAGCTCGGGGTTCGACGCGACCGCCCGGCCGCGCACCAGGATCGTGTACGGCTGGCCCGCCACGAGATCCATGAACAGGCCCCGACCGCCCTCACCTGTGTCGTCGATGACCGTCGCCATCGCGCCGCCCGCGCTGGTCTGCCAGGAGAGCTTGCCCTCGGCACGCAGGTTGCCCGGCACTGACATCGCGGAGAGGGTGCTCGTGCTGTCGTGTGGCACGCCGGTCCAGTCGTAGATGTTGCCGCCGTCAGGGGTGTCGCCGTCGAAGTAGTTGCCGTAGTAGGTTCCCGCCACGAGCATCACGGCGTCAACGTCGATGATGTCGCCCGGTCGGTGACCAGTCGAGTTGAGAAGGAACAGTCCGGTGGCGTCGGCGAACCCGTTCCCCGCGAGGAGGGTGGCGCGGAAGTCGGTCCAGACATCCTTGGGTGCGGTGAAGGCGAGGTCGCGGGTGCCACCGATTTGCGGCTGGATCAACGTGTCCCGGGTGCGCGGACGCACCTTCCCGAGAATCGTGTAGGTGTTCCCCACGGTCGGGTTCACCGTCAGTGGAAGGTTGACGTTGTCGCCGGAGTTCACCGTCCAGCGCAACACCTTGGACCCCACAACGGGAGCGTCTGCCACCTGCATCGCCGTCGCGCTCCCGGTGGCGGGAACGTCAGCGACGCCCGGAACGTTCTGCGTGCTGGTGCTGGCATCGGGCGTGCCGGTCCATGCGTAGGTGTAGGACGGGTCGTAGAGATAGGAGGGGGAGTCGTTGGCAGTCCCCTCCCAGGCAGCGGCGTTCCCACCTGCGGCGGCACGGTCGCCCCATACGCTGTCGGTCGGCGGTCCCTCGACCAAGGACGTGACGCCGGTGATGTAGGCCGCATCCGTAGCAGGAGCAGCGGCCCCGTCGATGCGCTCCACCACCGCCCAGTCTCTACCGGACGCCGAGGCTTCCGGCGTGACGATCCACGTCCAGACATTGGGGGTCAGCACGGTCCAGACTTCCGGGTGGCCGCCGTCAAACCACACCGCGGCCCGATAGCCGGGGGCAGTTGCGAGCACCCACGCGCCGATCCAGCGGGTGTAGCCCACCGCAGCATCCGTGCCGAGCAGGTACATCAGCTGACGACCCGGGCCAGTGTGGTGAGTCGCCTTCCCCGCGACCGTGATGCCTTGAGGGTGGGGAACAGGGACGGGCGTGTTCTTGGCGAACGTCCACTCGGTGTCGTACGCCCGAAAGTACCCCTTCGGCCCTGCCGTTGTGGGGTTCGGTGCAACGTTTCGACGCGCCTTCACTGGCGTCGAGCCGTCGAAGTACGGGCCGGTGTAGGTGCCTGCCACCAGCAAGACCTCATCGACGTCGATCACGTCGCCGACCTGATGGCCCGCCGTGCTGATGTACAGCCCGGTGTCGAGCGGGTAGGCGTCGCCCGTTGAGGCAGTGAATCGGAACTCCGTCCAGACATCCTTGGGCGCGGTGAACTGGCCTCCGCGAGTCCCGCCGATCCCGGCCAAGAGCACCTGATCGCGGGTCCGCGGGCGCACCTTGCCCATGATCGTGTACGGACCCCCGGCGGGAGGGTTCGCCGTGAGGGATATTGGGCCCTGGCCGGCATAGGTGACGACGAGGCGGAGAGCCTTCGACCTATTGGTGGGTGTGTCGACGGTCTGATAGCCAACCCCCGTCACTCCCCCGGGCTGCCACCCCGCCACGCCGGGTGCGTGAGCGACGCTCGCGCTGGCGTCGGCGGTCCCGGTCCAGCCGTAGGTGAAGTCGCCGGCCGCGGTGGTCGAGCCGTCGAAGTAAGCCTTGGCGGTGGCGGACTTCTCCAACAGCGTGTTCCGCATGATGAAGTACGCATTGTCGCCGCCACCAGGAACCGTCACCCAGACCTTCACCTGATCCGCGCCCTGCGGGAGCACCAGCGGAGCGCTGTTGATACGGACTGTCGTCCCCGGGAGCACGGTGACCATCGTGCCCACGACCTCGCTACCGATCTGCGCGGTCGCGCTCCACGCTTGCAGGTTGATCTGGACGTTCAGCTGCGGCAGGCCCGCCTCGACTTGGAACTCGGCAGAGAACGTCACGGTGTCACCCTGCAAGACCGCGCCCTTGCCGGTCGTCCACGGATCGTCGGTGACGCTTTGCAGCCAGTTCTGGTAGAAGTTGCCGCCACCGACCCGCAGGCCAGTCGGGGTGACGGTGGCGCTGATGCCACCCTCGCTGGCCGCCCAGTGCCCGACCGCTGACCCGGTGTTCAGGCGGGGCCAGTAGTGCAGGTTCCGGCGCGCCTCGACCGGCGCGATGGGCGCCTCGAACGACGGGTTGGTGGCCAGGTTCGTCAGGAGCACCTGCGGAGCGCCCGCCGTCTCGAAGGATGGGTTGGTGACCAGGTTCTCGGCCTGCACGGTCAGCGCGCCCAGCGCCCGGAAGGCCGGGTTGGTCATGCCGTTGCCGCGCACTACGACAGCGGCGCCGGCCGTCTCCATTGACGGGTTCGTGGCGAGGTTCTCGGCGAGGATGACCTCGGCGCCAGGCAGCTCGAACGAGGGGTGCGTGACGAGGTTGGTGAGCTCGTCGTTCCACACCGCTCCGGGCTTGGTGATGTCCGCCCGCTCGGGCGGACATGCCGTGAAGAACCGGGTGTCGGATGCGCCGCAGGCGTCGGCGTGCGTGGCGCACTTGCCTGGCGTGAGCGCCGAGTTCAGCCAGGAGAACCCCGCCTCGAGCGCATCCTCGCCGATCGCCGAGAGCACTGCCCGCACGCGCATCCGGCGCGTGGCGTGGCGGACGCGGCCGACGACGCCGCCATCCTGCACACCCTCGGTGACGCTCGCCTCGCGAGTGGAGTCGGGGATGCCCTCAATGGTGAGGGCGTGCGCACCCAGGAAGCGATGCGTGACCTCGTCCTCGACGTCGTACCAGGGGGCCTGCATGATGTTCGCGTAGGTGTAGGCGTCATCGTTCAGCACGTCGCGGATGCCGTCGCACGGCGGACACTGCAACCAGGCCACCGGACAGGGCGCGGTGCGGGTGTAGCCCAGCGAACGAGCGCTGTTGAGCACCTCGCCGCCGCCGAGCTCTAGATAGCCCTCGAACACGTCAGGCCCCGATCCTCTCCGCGATTCGGTTCACGGTCATTGTGGCTGTCGCCTCGGGCGCCAGCGAGCCCTGCACCACGATGGCCCCGGACTCGATGTTCACCACGCGCGACGTCCCTGCGCTAACGGGAGTGCCGCCACCGGCGCCGGCGCCGGCATAGTCGCCGTACGACATCTTGCCCTGCGCGACCGCAGAGAGTGCGCGCACCGCCGGATCGACCTGGCTGAGCGGCCGGCGCAGAGGCACGAGCGCCTCGGGCCCCGCCTCGCCCCAGACCGACAGCGTGGCCTGCGACGCGATGCCGCCGGCAGCCCGGTTGTCCTGCGTGACCGAGCGGTGGATGGTGGTGATGGTGATGGTCTTGTTGGTCGGCAGCCGGTCGAGCGAGCTCTTCACCGCGTTCGCTCCCGAGATGGCGTCGTGGTTGTCGACGTCGATGTCAGGCGTGTAGGTCTTGGCGTCCAGCTTCTCGAGCGCATCTGACGTCGCCCGGGTCTTGTCCTTCGCCTTGGAGTCGTTGACGTCGATCTTGGGGACGGCCGTCGACGCATCCATCGCGTCGAGCTTCTTCTTGGTGGCGTCGGCCTTGGTCGTGCCCGGGACGTTGTTGACGTCGAGGGTCGGCGTGAAGGTCTGCTTGCCGAAGGTGCTCATCTTGTTCGCAGTGCTCTCGAGCACCGCGCCGGCGGGGTCTCCGTTCGCGTCCAGCTTGGTCGTGTGCGTGGTGTCCGCGAAGGTCTGCATCTTGTTCGCGGTGTCCTCGAGCACAGCGCCGGCAGGATCGCCGTTCGCATCGAGCGTCGTGGTGGTGACCTTGGCCTCGAGACCCATGAGCTTCGAGACGGTGTCGTCGATGACTCCGCCGACCGGGTCGCCGTTCGCGTCGAGCGTGGTCTTGTAGACCTTGTTCTCGAAGCCGTAGAGCTGCGTGGCCGTCGCCTCGAGGGCGTAGCTCATCGGGTCGCCGTTGGCGTCGAGCGTGGTGGTGTAGGTGCTGATCTGTAGGTTGTCGAGCTCCGCCTGAATCGCAGCCGCCTGCGCCGCCGCCTCTTCCGCGTCCAGCGCCAGCACCGGGTTGACCTCGATCAGCCCGAGCTCGTAGAGGCGCGTCGCGAAGGCATCCGCCATCTCCATGCCGGCCGACGTGTTGGCGCTGATCAGCGTCTCGACGTCGCCGGGGATGAGGCCGAGCTTGTCGGCGTACTCCTCGGCCGAGAGGCCACCGAGATCCATGCCGTCCACGGCGGCGATGACCGCATCGCGGCCAGCCTGAATCGACTTCGCCGCCTCCTCGGAGCTGCCGGTGAGGTTGTACTGCTCGCTGGCGAGATCCAGCGTGGCCGCGGCCAGGTCGAGGACGGCCTGCTGGTTCGCCGCGCCGGCCTCGGTGCTCGCGGCCCATGCGTTGCCGTTCTGGCCGAGGCTCTCATTGACCGCCCGGATCGACTCTTCGTAGTCGAGCGATGCGCTCTGCTGGTCGCGGAACGCCGACCCCAGTGTGGTGATCCCATCCGCGACACCCTCCACGGCGTCGAGCGCGGCGAGCGACTTGCCGGTGAGCAGCTCAAGCGCGTCGGCCTGCAGCTCGGCGGCTCCTGCGCCATCCTCGAGTCCGCCGGTGAGCGCCACGAAAGCGTCGAGGCTCCCCTCGGCGGCGGGCTGTGCCCGGCCCAGCGCCAACCGCACCAGGTCGGTGCTCTCGACCACGCCGTCCTCGGCGTATGCGGCATCCTCGAGCGCGGACTTGAACTCCGGCATCGAGTCGAGCATCGCCAGGACTTGCTTATCCGTGGCGCCGAGCTCCTTCGCCCAGCCCGAGAAGTTCTCGACCTGATCCTCGAGCGGGAGATCCTTCATGCCCTTGTCGAGCTCCATGAGCGCGGCGTTCAGGTCGTGCGCACCGCTCGAGGTCTCCGTCATGGCGGCACCGAACTGATCGAAGATGTTGCCGCTGTTCCACTTGGCCAGCCCCGCGATCGCCTCGTCGGCGTTCTTGAACGGCTTCGAGAGTCCGTCGGCCGCGCCGGAGAGCTTGTCGATCGTGGCGATGAGCGACTGCTGCCCATGCGTGGCGTTCTTGACGATGCCGTCGATCTGCGCGAGCTCGCGCGCCCAGTCGGCCACGGCATCCGTGAGTGCGACGAATCCGACGACGGCGGCGCCGATGAGGCCCGCCTTGCCGAGTGCGCCGAGCTTGCCGCTGAGCTTGCCCGTGCTGGCGGCTGCTGTCCCCGCGGAGATGCCGACCTTCTCGAGAGCCCCCGAGAGCAGGCCGAACCCCTTCGAGACCGCGCCGGCGATCTTGAGCGCGGCCAGCGCGCTGCCGATGGCCATGAGCCCGCCGGCGATGGCGACCCAGGCGCCGGGAGGCACGGCCTCGACCATGTCGTTCAGCGCCTCGGCGACGCCGACCATCGTCGGTGTCAGTGGAGCCAGCGTCTCGCCGATGTCGGCGAGGATGTCCACGAACAGGCCGAGCGGATCGAGCGCCCCGAGGATCTCGAGCAGGTTGCCGATCGAGGGCGCGAGCCGCTCGAGGTTCTCGAGCAGCTTCACCGTGTTGTCGATGGCCTGCGGCGTGACCAGGTCGTTGAGTGCCTGGCTCACGGCGTCGAGCGTGCCGCCGAAGGCGTCCCACACGCGCTGCGCGTTGCCGACCCAGTCCTCGAAGCCGCTCGAGCGGGTGAAGGCGTCGAACTTGTTCGTGAGCCGGTCGAGCCAGTCGAACAGATCCTCGACGAGAGGCTGTGCGCCGTTGAATGCCCGGATCAGCGCCGTGCCGAAGGTGCCGACGATGCCGCCGAGCCGGGTGAGGTTGGGCCCTGCGAGCAGGATGGCCTCGTTGATCTCCTCGAACGCCGCGGTGCCGGGCTTGGTCCCATCGGCGAAGTCGTCGATCAGGTCGCCGAGCGCGCTGCCGACCTTCTGCAGCGCGGGCGAGAGGGCGGTGACGCTGCCGCGCAGATCGTAGAAGGCGTCGTCGATCTCGTCGAACGCCGCCTGCGAGATGGCGTCCCCGACGTCGCCGAGCGTCTCCTTGAAGCGGTTGAAGGACTGGATCGTCGGCCGCATCGCTGCTGGCGCTGACCCGATCTCCTGGTTCAGATCCGAGAACACCGAGACGAGACCGACGACGCCGATGACCGCGGAGGTTGCGGCACCGCCGATGGCAACCAGAGCGGCGCCGGCAGCCGAGCCGAGCGCCGCGACCTGCGGAGCGGCGCTGGCGACCAGGCCGATCACGAGCTGCACGTCCTTGTCGAGCGCCGCGAACGGGTTCAGCTTTTGCAGGTTCGCCCACACTCGGCTGAGTCGCTGCGTCGAGACCTCGAGCCGGTTGATGTTCTTGGTCGAGCGATCGACAGAGTCGCGGGTCTTGTCGAGGCTGTCGACCCACTCCTCGATGTCGCCACGCGAGCGGCCGAGTGCCGCGCCGGTGCCCTCGAGCTCACTCTTGAGCCGCGCGAAGGCGACGTCCGTGCCGCCGACCTCCGCCGCCATCTTGCCGAAGGCGTCGGTGTCGCCGGCCGTGCGGATCAGCCGGCGCAGGTCTGCGTCGAGAGACTCGGTCTGCCGGGCGAGATCCTTCTCCCGCGCGATCACCGGCTCGAGCTCGTCGCCGAGCTCGCGGGCAGCCTTCTGCATCTGCCGCATGGTCGTCCATGCGAGGACGTTCTTCTCGACCAGGTCGCCGTTCGCGTCGACGGTGCGGTAGGTCTCCTTGTTCAGCGCCTCGAGATCGAGATCGAGCTGCCTGACCGCGTCGTCGACGGTGTCGAACCCGCTGGCGAACTCCCGGAAGGTGTCCTTGTCGGCGAGGATCTCGGCGACGTTGCGCTGCATCTTGCGGAAGCGGTCGGTGACGACGTCGTTGAAGTCGTCCGTGAACCGGCGCGCGGCGAGCTTGCCCTGGGCCGAGAGCTTGTCCGCGAAGTTCTGCCCGATGCTCGAGATGCGCTTCTGGAACGACGCCTCGAAGTTGTCCCCGAAGTCCTTGCCACCCTTGGTGCCGGCGGCGGCGATCTGGTTCGCGAGCTTGCGGGCCTGAGCCGGCAGCTTGTTCCCATCGAGACCGACGAGGAACTCTACGCGCCCGATCGTTGTCGCCACCGGGCACCCCCCCGCGTCATAGCGCTTTCTGCGCCTGAGAGAACAGGGCCATCTCTTCGTCCACGACGGCCTGGCTCACTTTATCGCTGCTGCCCCGATTCGTGGGAGCGTTCAGATCTTCGAGCCATCTCTCGAGGTCGTCGTGGGGGATCCGCTCGACGCACCAGAGGTAGATCAGGTTGAGGAAGCGGCCGAGGGGAAGGCGGAGGGGATCGACCCTTTGCCGGGCGCACGCCCCGTCGATTTCTTGCCACCTTGCTTCGGCGATCCAGAGGAGCCGGTAGACCGTGTAGGTGGGATCCCGTCGGACACCATCGCCACAATCGAGTCCACGATGCCCTTGTCGTTGTTCTCGTCACCGCCGATGAGCAGGTCGGTGGAGACGACACCCTGCGCGACGAGCTTGCGGAGGCGCCGGTAGCCGTTGCCCTGCAAGGTGCCCTCGAGAAACTCGAGACTGCCGGTGAGCACGTCGCTCTGCCGACCGCCGCTGAGCGTGGCGGACAGGAGCACGATCTGGGTATTCGTCGGGATGTTCGCGACGAACTCCTGGCCGGCGAGCGAGAACTCAAAGACCTCGGGCTCTGCGCCCTCCTCTTCCGAGTCCTCCTGCTCGACCCGCTTGGCTGCGGCGATGAACTGTTGCTTGGTCATGGGGCACAGAATACACGCACCGCTAGCGCGTGTAGGGTCCGAGCGTGCGCGCAGCTGCGCGAGCGATCCACGGGTTCGCCCGCTGGCCACTGACCTGCTCGATGCGCTTGAGCGGGTTGCCGTCGAACGAGTCCTCGGCGCCGCGGCCCTTGTAGTAGATCCATGAGGACTTGGGAACCCACAGGTGCCCGCGCCGGCCGGTGATCGGGCCGTGCGTGCCGCGGTGCACGTACTCGGCGTACGGCGCGGTGTTGTAGAGCGACCCCCACACGCCGTAGGGCGAGCCGGGTCCGTCGAGCGTGCCCTTGAGCGATCCGGTCAGCCGGTGCGAGCGCATGAGGTTGCCGGGTGCGTGAGATCCGCCGCGCGGGTCGATGCGCAGTGCGCCCTGCGGTGCCTCGTTCATCGCGTTGCGCAGGAGCAGGCGCATCTGCGTGGTGTGCCAGCGCGACGCATCGCCGCCGGGGGCGAACAGCGACGCGATGCCCTTGTCGTTGACCCGGACGATCGCCGTGGTAGCCACTAGACCCTCCGCACCGCGATCTGCCAGGCGCCGCCGCCGACGCCGCCGATCGAGTCGAGCGGCGAGTACAGGCCGAGTGAGACCTCGACGTCGTCGGCACCGTCGTGCGCGCCTCGGAAGCAGCACAGGATCGCGCGGCGCATCGCCTGCATATCGGCGGTGTACAGCCGCACCGAGCCGAGCTGCTCCTCCATCGTCGGGGGGACGAACTTGCCGGCAACCGTCTTGCCCACCGGCTCGCACCGCGAGACGCCGACCTCGAGCAGATAGGCGAGCCCGACCTCGCACCGGGTGTTCACGCCGACGCCGGGCGTCGGGAAGTCGTCGGAGGGGAAGGCGTTGATCAGCCGGACCCACGCCTGGCCGCATCCATCCTTGCACCCGTCACTGCCGGAGAAGTCGATCACCGGCGCCGAGCCGGGCATCGGCGCACAGCGGCAGACGGGCGGGAGCCCGGATGCCTCGAGCTCCGCGCAGAGACACGCGACGAGCTCGACGATCAGCGGGTAGACGTCGAGATCCTCCCTGAACTCGGGCATCAGCCCACCGTCGTCATGCGGGTGCGGCGGGTGTCCGGCGACGCGATCACCGGGGCCACCCGCAGGCCGAAGGGGTTGTAGGCGTCGATGAGCGCGTCGACCTCGGGGATGTTCGTCTTGCCGCCGGGGAACATGCCGGCCTCAAGCTGGATGTTCACGCCCTGGCGCGCGACGCTGATCGTGCCGGCCGGCAGGGTGCACTCGCCGCCGGTGCAGGCCGCGTAGAACTCGGTCGCCAGTCTGCCGGCAGCCCAGAGCGTCACGTCGGAGGGAGCCGCGCCGAGGTAGTACGTCACGCTGAATGCGTCCGTGCCGTGCGCGTCTTGGCTGAGATCCTGGCAGCTCGGCCAGCAGTCGCCGTCGACACGCACCAGCCGGTTGCCGTTGTCGACGCGGTACGCCGCGGGATCGAGCACCGCGCCGTTGAGCCAGACCTCGACGACGCCGCCGATCGGGCCGGGCAGGATCGCCTCGCACAGCGCCGCGCATCCGCAGTCGTTGGGGCCGGCACAGCCGCAGGAGTTGACCCACGCGCCATCGGGCCCGACGTGCGGCGCGAACCGGGTGTACACGCCCGGTCGTACGCCAGCGAAGTTGCCGGCGTACAGCGCGGGCGAGATCATCCACGTGCCGGGCGCCTGGCATCCGGCGTTGCAGGGGCGCACCGTGATCGGGCACATCCCCACCTGCCAGCCGGTGAGACTCGCGAGACTGATCCACGCGAACGCCTCCGCTCGCGCTACGGCGTCAGGATCGAGAGCCGCGAACTCCTCGTCGGTGTACTTGCACGACCAATCCGCGCCGGGCGGGTAACAGGTGGTGGTCATCGCGTCTCCCTCGTCGGCTGATTCTCCCATTGACGGCGCTCCGCGCGATAGACGAGACTTGCAGGCTCGGCACTTGCGAGCTACTCTGTACCCCACAACTCCACAGCAGACTTCCGTAGCGGGTCGCTGAGATCTCGGTTATCTCGCAGATATCTTGGTTCGACTCCAACGGCGTGCGGGGCCTTACACGCCTCCCGCTGGGCCCGATGGCAGGGCCACCCGGGGCTCATTCCCATCCGCTACGACATCTTGAGACGGGTCGATCGTCGTCGGTTACCTCTTGTAAAGGGCTGGTCCTGGGTTCGAGTCCCAGTCGCGGAGCAATCCGCGGTAGCTCAGTTGGCAGAGCGGCAAACCCCGGTGGCACTTCACATCCGTCTCAACTCACTCCCTGCGGGTCGCTCGCGGTCGGTTATCTACTCGAAATGGATCAAGCCCGGTCGCAACATCCACATCCGCAGCACAATCTTTGCTCTGACGTCACCGCGTGAACCTCCCCCCGGGAGGAGCCGGCCAAGGCCCAGGGGCGCAGTCGGGTCAGACGGCTGCTCCCCACAACTCTGTCCATTCGGGTCGCAGAGATCGGTTATCTCGGTACAGCACCTCTCAGGGGTGGGCGGGTTCAACCCCGCCGTTCCGGTCTCGACTCACATCTGAAAGGGGCATCGCCATGAGCGACGCTTACACGCGCGCGGTCACTGAGCCGCGCGCCGCCACCGACCGGATCGCCGGCACGGTGGAGAACCACACCGGCGGAGCCGTGTTTGAGATCGGAGATCTCGCACAGGCCCGTCGCTTCCTGATCCTCGGCACTGCCGGCGGCACGTACTACCAGGGCGAGCGTGACATCACGCGCGAGAACATCGACGTCCTGGTCCGCGTCGCCAAGGCGGAGCCGGCGGCGTTCGTCGAGATGATCGCCGACGTGTCCGAGCGCGGCCTCGCTCCGAAGCTCGACCCGCAGCTCTTCGCGTTCGCCCTCTGCACCTCGCAGCCGGGCGAGGCGCGCGCGCTGGCGTTCGCCGAGTTCGGCCGTGTGATCCGCACCGCCGGTCACCTGTTGCAGTGGGCGCGCTACCACAAGGTGCTCGGCGGCAAGGTGGCTCGCGCTTGGCGGCGCACCGTGGCGCACTGGTATCTCTCGCACGACCCGAGCGCGCTGGCCTACCAGCTTGCCAAGTACCGTCAGCGTGACGGCTGGGCGCAGAAGGACTTGATCGACATGTCCCACGCGCTCGCCGGCTCTGGCCCGATCGAGCAGACGGCGGTGCTGGCATGGGCGCGCGGGTCGTTCGGCAAGGAAGGCTTCGAGTGGATCGACGCCCACCTGCCGGAGCTGCTCCTGCAGCTCGAGACCGACGCCTCGGCCGCGGACCAGATCCGCGCCGGCGCGTCGTGGGAGATGCTGCCGGACGCCGAGCTGCGCAAGCCGGAGACGTGGGCGCTACTCCTCGCGGAGCGCCGCCTGCCGCTGACGGCCGCGATGCGCAACCTGGCGCGGATGACCGAGCTCGGGGTGATCGACCCGTTCATGGTGAACGCGCCGGCAGCTGCGCTGAGCACGATGTTCCACGACGAGCGCGCCCTCCGGGGTGCGCGGATCCACCCGCTGAACGTCCTGCTCGCGGCCAAGCAGTACGCCACCGGCGCGACGCGCTCGGGCCTGCGCTACACGGCGATCCCGGGTGTGGTCTCGATGCTCGACGCGGCGTTCTACAAGTCGTTCGAGACGGCGCCGGCCTCCGGCAAGCGTCACCTCGTCGGCGTGGACATCTCGAGCTCGATGCGTGCCAAGACCGCTCTCGGGCTGTCGAGCCACGAGATCGCCACCGTGCTCGCGATGAAGATCCTGCGCTCGGAGCCGGCGTCCTACGCCGTCGGCTTCGGCACCACGATCCGAGAGCTCGGGCTGAACGCCTCGATGGACCTGCTCGGCGCCTTGCGCACCACGCAGGGTCCGTTCGGCGCGACCAACCCGGGCGCGCTGATCGAGTACGCGGCGCAGCGCAACCTGGCCGTGGACACCTTCGTCGTCATCACCGACAACGAGGTCAACCGCGGCTACCACGTCCCCGACCTGCTCCGCGCGTACCGGGAGCGGATGGGCATCGACGCGAAGCTGGTCGTGCTCGCCACGACCTCGACCTCGTTCTCGATCGCAGATCCCCGAGACCCCGGGATGCTCGACATCGCAGGATTCGGCGCTGACGTGCCGGCCCTGCTGACCGAGTTCTCTCGGGGGGCATAGCCCCGAACCACGAAAGCCCCGGCCACCTCACAGGCCGGGGCTTTCGTGTGTGCGGACTACTTGGTGGCCTCTGCCTTCTCGGCGCGGCGCTCGGCCGCGGCGTCGGCGACAGCGGCGGTCGGGTTCACAACGGTGGTGACCCAGACGCCGTTCTGCGACGCGCGCACCGTGTAGGCGCCGGGTGCGTCGTAGGTGTGCGTTGCCGTGCCCGGGGCGTCCACGATGTCCCAAGTGCCGTCGCCGAACTCGTAGTGCACCGGGCCGGTGGCCGGGGGCGTCGCGGTGAACGCGACGTCGAGGCCAGTCGCCACGCCGGCGACGCCGGTGAGGGCGGGCAGGCTCGGGTCGAGCAGCGGGCGGCAGCCGCAGGCAGCCTCGGGCGGTGCGACATCCGTGAGGATGGTGCGCAGCGCGACCGTGGTGCCGATCGGCGTGGTCATCGGGCCGGGCTGTCCGCCGGCGCCGATCATGATGTCGCTGTACGGGCCGACACCCCAGGCGTTGCCGTCGCGGGTCGAGCCGCCGGTCAGCGTGAAGCTGACCGCGCCGTTCTCCACCGTGAAGTCGCCGACGATGCCGCCGCGGATGAACGGCACCAGGATGTAGCCGAACGAGCCCTGCGCACCCTCGGTGGCGCAGGCGTCACCGGACGCCGAGCCGGCCCAGAGCTCGAGCGCGAAGCCCTGCCCCGTCAGGCTCGTGGCGGTGTCGATGTCGAAGCCGATGGCGTTGCCGAAGCTGTCGAGCACGACGGGCTGGCCCGTCGCGAGCGAGAACAGATCCGGGTCGACCTCACAGAACACGATCTCGACCGAGTAGCCGGTCAGGCTCGTCTCCGCGGGCTCGAACACGCAGACCTCGCCGGCGGCGTTGGTCACGTTGATCTCGTCGGATTCGGTCGTGTTCGCGGTGAACGCGACCGAGATGAATCCCTTGCTGACGACGGTCGAGCAGTCGCCGTAGACCGGCCGACCGCAGCCGTCCAGCCGCGTGAGCCGGATACGCCGGCCCTTGACCAGCGAAAGGCACTTGGTGGGCATGGCCTACTCCTCCTTGTTCGTCGCGGCGATCGCCGCGAGCATGTCGGCCTTGGTGGTGGCATCACCGAGGTCGACGCCGCGGGACTCTGCCCACGACTTGATCTCGGCGTTCTTCCAGTCGGAAGTCGGGGTGGCGTCAGCGTCGTCCGGCGTGCCGGCGACCGCCTCGTGGAAGGCATCGAGCACCGCGTCGGGCACCTGATATCCGCCAGCAACGGCCTTGACCTCGCGCGCGTCGACGCCGGCCGCAGCTGCCGCGGCGAGCGCTGCCTGCGCATTCTTGGTCGAGCGCCCGGCGATGATGCCGTAGCCCTCGGGGATGTTCGTCATTTCCGCCCCTTCCCTGGCTTGGTGTCGCCGGTGTCGGTGGTGCCGGCAGTGGCGGCGACGGTGACGGCGTAGTGCAGCGCGAACTCGCAGTCGATCGCGATGCCGTAGACCCGCTCGGCGATCGCCATCTCCTGATTGATCGCCAGATCCGCGGTGCGTGCCGTGACGAACTCGCTGGCGTAGACCGTGGGCCAGCCGAACACTGCCGCGACGGTGTCGGATGCCGCGGCCGACGCGATGACCGGGGTGCCGTTGGCAGTCCAGAGCCGACCGCTCTCCTCGTCGCCGAACAGCGCCTTGGCCGCACGCGCCTGCACCGCCGCGAAGCGGGACAGCATGATGACCGGCTGGCCGAGGTAGAGCGTGTCCGCCGCCTCGTCCATCTGGCCAATCGCCGCGACCCACGACGTCTGCGCCGGGCCGGTGCCGCCGGCCGTGTTCAGGTACTCCCAGAGCACCTCCTCGACGCCGCGCGCCTCACCCTGCTCGAGCAGAGCGCGAGCGCGCTCGTCGTAGTCGGGATCGGAGCCGGTGCCGAGGTAGCACTGCACGCCCTGGTAGAGCGCGAAGATCGGGCCGGCACCGTGGTCGATCCCGGCGTAGGTCTTGTTGCCCGTGACCGGGTTCGGCACGTAGCACAGGCCAGGAGCGGCCTTGGGGAACTCGCAGCCGTCGCTGATCCACTGCAGCGCTTCGGCGGCGGCGAGACGGGGGGCAGACGTGAACTCTCCGACGACGGACTTGATACCGCCCTTGCGTGGCTTGCGCTCCGGGGGAGCGATGGAAACCTTGGGACCGGCCATCTTGCCCACCTCCTCTCAGGAGTGGTTCTCCGGGGATCGCGCCGGGCTAGCCGCGATCCCCGGAGTCGACTCAGACAGGAGCGATGCAGGAGAGCTCGTTGGCCCCCGTGACGCCCTTGAGGCAGGTGATGTCGATGGTCACCTTGCGACCGTCGCCACACTGGTTGATCAGCATGCCCGCCTCCTCGAAGAAGATGGCGGTGTACATGTTGACCTCGAGCCCTGCGGAGTCGTACACGGTGTCGAGGTTGATCACGTCGTTGTTGCCCCAGACGTAGGTGCCGGCGGGGTAGACGAGAGCCTCGAGCGTGGTCGGCCATGCGGTGCCCGTGGTGGCGAGCGGCTGGTAGGCGTTGATCCACTGCGGCGCCAGGTGGCGGGCGGTGAACGCCTGCTGGATCTGCGCGTCGGTGTAGGCCAGGAGCGCCTGGCCCGAGCGACGTGCGAGGTCGGCGCGGAAGATCTCCTTGGCCCAGATCGGCAGCACCGTCTCGATGACCGCGGTCGGCGAGAGGAACTGCTCCTGGCGGATGACCGCCGCCTGCAGCGAGAGGGCGTCGAGGATGTCGGCCGAGACGCTGCCGAGCTCCACGAAGTTCGTCGTGGCACCGATGTCTGCCGAGACGCGCGCGAGCTGCACCGCGGCCATCTTGTACTGCCAACCGATCGTCGACAGGTTGATGAACCGGCGGATGAGCTCGGGCCAGCCGGCGGGGCTCGCCGTCAGGATCGGCGCCTTGAAGCAGTAGCCGAAGGCGTCGAGGCGGTGGTCCTCGAACGGGGGGCACTCGAACTCGAAGCAGACCTTGGGGGTGCCGGCCTCGGCCTCGGCCTCGGTCTGCACGAATCCGAAGGCGGGGTCGGCGAGCAGGTCGGCGAGCTGCGGGCCCTTGGTGAAGTTCAGGCCACCGTGGGTGATCGTCACCTCGGGGAGCGTGAACAGGCCCTCAGCCGTCTCGTTCTCGCAGAACGTGTAGAGGGTCTCGCTCGGAGCACACCAGGCGCCGGACGCCAGGACCGTCTCGAGCCGCGAGCCGCGAGCCGCGTTCTGCACGATCTCGAGCTGCTCCGCGGTCGACATGTTGCCGTTGATCGTGAAGTCGGTCTCGGGACGGCGCAGTGTGGCGACGCCGTAGCGCTCCATGCTGGCCTTGTCCTTGCGGCCCGCGAACATGCGCGAGCGCGCCATGAACGCCTTGACCAGATCGTCCATGCCCTCGAGCGTGGCGCCGGCCGAGAAGTCGGGGACGTTGGCCGACGCGATCAGCGTGCCGCCGAGAGGCGCGGGCGGGATGACCTCGCGGGGCTTGGGAGCCCTGGACGCCGCGGTGCGGACGGTGCGCTTACGGGGCGCTGCGGAAGCGGTCACGAGCTCCTTCTCCTGTTCTGCCTCCGCGTTCTCGGGCTCGTCGGCCTCCTCGTCGGGCTCGCCCTCGGGCTCGCCCTCGCCGTCGTCCTCTTCGCCGTCGCCCTCGGGCTCGTCGTCGTCGTCTCCGCCGGCGGAATCTGCCGCGGCGACCCGGCCGCGCGCGGCGGCAAGCTTGTCGGCGCGCTCCTGGACGGCCGCGTTGGCAACGTCCTGAGCAGCCTCGATGGTGGCGATGTGCTGACCGAGCAACTCGATGTCGGCCACTTCGGCGTCCGTGATCTCGGCGTCGTCCTTCATGGCGAGGCCGGCGTACTCCCCGAATGCGGCCTGGTGCAGCTCATCCAGCTTGTCGATCGAAAGACCGTCGAGGGTCTCCGGCATCTGGAACTTCATGGCGTCCTCCTGCGAACGTAGGTCGTGTGGTGGGGGTCACGATGTGACCCACGGATCGACTCACTCGCCTACGGCGCGGAGGGTACTGCTTCTGAGGCATGAGAATAGGCCCCCGCTGGCACCTAGTGCAAGCGGGAGCCCTCTCAGATCAGGCTGCTTTCCAGCTGCCCTGCATCCGCTTGGCCGCGGCGGCGGCTTCGACGTCGGACTTGTAGGCGTGCTTGGTCCCGTCCTTCGCGGTGACGACGTAGCTCTTGGGCTTGCCGTCGGCGGTCTTGTTCTTGCTGCAGGAACAGGCCATGTCAGCCCCTCTCCACTCGGGCCCGGGCGACGGCGAGAGTGTGCTCGCGGACCTTCTGACGCGCAGGCCCGGCGGTTGCCAAGACCTTCTCCTGGTGACGGTACTCCGCGACCGCGGTGCGTGCGATCGCGCCCACGAGCTCGGGGTCGATTCCCATCGTGGCGGCGGCGACCAGCACGTCAGGCTTGAGCGCGCCGGCACCGATCATCACCGTCTGCCGGCCGGCGGATGCCGCGAGCTGCCGAACCGGCAGGCCGGGCGTGTTCACGATCGGCACGCCGATGAGCTCGAGCTGCCCGCGCACCTCGCGCCAGTCGCCCGAGACCGCGCCGATGGCGCGCATCTTGGTGATGTCCTCGTCGCTGACCTCGGGCGGGATGACGCCGGAGAACCAGACGCCGTAGGCGTTCTCGCCGACGTTCACGTAGGCGCGCACCGCGTCCGGCTTGTCGTAGTAGTCGCTCGCCTTGGCCATGCTCATGTACCGCGAGGCGTGGCCGGCGAACGTCAGGCAACCGACGAACTGCTCGCCCTCGGTGGTGTCGACGACGCCCTTCTTGAAGTAGGCGTAGTCGGTGTACGACTGCGGCACCTCCTGGCACATGCCGGCCATCCCGACGTGGCAGACGCCCCACTCGGAGACGTAGCCGTGCACCCGCCGGGTGTCGCGGTCGATCTTGAGCGGGTAGGCGCGGTCGAGCGTCGGCTCGGCGAAGAACTCGGCCGGGTAGACCGGGTGCTCCGGCCGGACGAGCCGCGCGATCGGCGCGCGATCGGCGAACGCGGCGGAGGCCACGATCACCTTCGAGCCGTGGTGCTGTGCCGGCCAGAACTTGAGTGCCTCGTAGTGCATATTCGCGCAGAGGCCCGCGAGCCAGTCCGGGTTCTGGACATACTTCGCGAGCTGCATGCGGCAGCGGTTGAAGTCGCCCGCGACGCCCCAGCGGATCTTGGCCGCGCCCTCGCCGCGGGTCCAGTAGTTGCGGATGCGCTGGGTCGGGATCGGGTGCGTGATCCAGCCGGGTCCGTCGTGAGTGTCGACGAATGCCACGATCTCGGCACCCCAGTCCTCGGGCAGCTCGACCTCGTCACAGCCGAGCGCGCTCTTGCGCTTGCGGATGTGCGCCTTGGTGGCCTCGGGATCCTTGGCCCGGCCGATCGCCTGGATCGCGTTGCGGAGATCCTCGCAGTTCGCGATCGGGTAGCTGCCATCGGGCATCGCGGCACCCTCGCCGGCGAGGCGCTCGCGCTCCTCGGTGGAGACGTCGCGGAAGTCCTCTTCGCTCTCCGGCGACATGCAGCCGCACGCCTGCAGCGCCACGAGCTGCGCGTCGAACTCCTCGTCGGTGAGATCCTCCTGGAACTCGTGGCCGAGCGCGATGTATGCCTCCTGGAACGCCGGGATCGGCACGATCGTCAGGCCCGCGACGCGCATCTTCGCGTAGACCTCTTCGCCGCCGCCCATGAGCAGATCCATCAGGTCCGCGTCGTCGTCGATCTCGCGCACCTCGAGCTCGGCGGCGTCGCCGTCGATCGAGACGCCGCGCACGAGGCCCTGCACCATGCCGTCGATCGTCTCCTGCGCGTACTGCGTGGAGAGCACGATCGCGCCGGTCCAGCGCCACATGTTCGTGGCCTCGTCCCGCCACGCCTTGTCGACGCGGCCGACGGTGGAGGTCATCGACGTGTCGCCGCCGTGGCTGTGCACGTACTCGTAGAGCAGCGGCACCGGCAGGTCGCGGGTGGACAGCGCCTCGAGCGCGAACATCCGGCCGTCGCCGGTGGGCACGCCCTCCGGCGCGAGCACGCCGTGCACGGGGATCTCGGTGATGAGCTCCTCGTCGTCCTCCGGCTCGTCCGGGACGAGACCCTCCTCGTCGATCTCGGGGAGCGGCTCGGTGTCGACCTCGGGCGTCGACGCCGCGGCGATGATGTCGGAGCCGGGGATGATGTCGGGGTTGTCGTCGAGGACGTCGTCCTCCGGCCCGATCGTGTACGTGGTGCCGCTCATGGTCTCTCCGTCTCGCGCGGCCGGCATGGCAAGGCACCGGCAGTTGATCCAGACATCCGGCGGGCCCACGGGCTCTCCCGGGTAGGCGAGATTGTGCCCGCCCACATCGAATGTCCCACCGATGGACGTGATCTGTCCATCGACTCCGTCGTGCATCTCGCGCACGTGCGCGTCGTGCATGGTCGTCCAGCGCTTGAACTTCACGCCGCGCCGGAAGGCGCCGGCGACCGTGGCGTTGTTGACCGTGTAGGTCGACAGCCAGTAGGTGACGCGGTTGACGCTGGCGTCGACGCCGTTCTCGTCGGGCACCGCGGTCTTTTCCAGCGACTTCGCGATCTCGCGGCGGAATCGGGCCAGCGCGACGCCGCGATTCGCCTCCGGGGCCTCCGCCTCGAACACCTCGAGCCAGAGCACCGCGGCATCCGCGATGATGTCGTCGGCCCAGTCCGGCTGACCGTCGATGAGGTCGTCGATCCCCCGCCGCACGGTCCCGTGCAGGTCGTCGTCCGCCCGCTCGAGCCGGGCGCGGCGCGATGCAGCGAACTCCTCGACCTTCATACCGCGACTA